CCTCTTATCCTCTCAATATTTTTTCTATTTTCCCCTAGGGGGATAGATATTTGCATATTTCACATTTTCCGCATTATTTATATTTTCCACATTTTTATATTTTTCGAGTTTCTTCATATTATATAGTAATTTATTTTATTTATTTTCATTTTTTAGCTTACAATCACCAGCAATTCAATATAATAGTATCATAACAATTAAATAACTTGGAGATTATAAGCTGAAAGTTACTCCTTTATCAATCAACTTCAAGGTGTAGTGTAGCCGTTGCAATTAAGTACACTCGTTACTATCTTTATCATTAGATATATCGTCAACTTGTTTTTAGTATTATCAAGTATAAAAATAAATACTGGTAGGAATATAGCTGAGCATATCGCTTGAGTACACCATAAGGTCTGATTGAATGGTGTTACGATGATATGCTTTATTTTTTTAGCTAATCAGACATATATGGGATAGTTATATTTACTTAGAGTTAGTGATATAATAGCCAATACATAACAAACAAACGATGCTCACGACCATGAGCTTTAGCGAATGGCGTGATACGCTACAGCTTGTCTGTAGCGCAACTATTACTACTATATAAATACTATATATATTATATATACTCACTATAGCTACATATATAATTACTATATTCTTCCTATATTATATAATTCCTATATCATATACATATCCTATATACTTCCTATATTAAGTTAATATTGTAACTATATAATTCTTTGGAATAACTGGCGTTATTCCTATCTTCGTCACTACGTTCCTCAGAGCATGTTGTTTTTTGTTGTTTTTGTTATTATATATAGTTAATAATCCTCCTTACAATCCTCGATTGTTCAATACAATAGTAATAAGTACAAATCAATAACACAAGGAGACAACGATGAAAATTAAAGTGGTAGATGACATTTGTGGTTCAGGAAAAACATCTTGGGCAATACAACGCATAAATGAATCAAAAAATGATGAAAAATTCATTTACGTCACTCCATATTTAAACGAAGTCGACAGAATCATCAATTCCACTAATGCTGAATTTCTAGAGCCAGAATCCAATAAAGGAAATGGTTCAAAATTGTCACATTTTAAAGAATTGCTCGAATCTAAGCAATCAATAGTAACAACACATCAGTTATTCAAAATGCTCGACCAAGAAACGTTAGATTTGATTAAGCAAGCTGATTATACGTTGATTATGGATGAAGTAGCGAATGTCCTTGAACCAGTAAAAATCAGTCCAAAGGATATTCAATATTTATTACAAGCTAAAGCAATCGAGGTGAAAAATGATGGTTCTGTTGCATGGATTGACGAAGAATATGGAATGGAAGATGATTCTCGATTCCGTGACGTTAAAATATTAGCTCAAAGCGAAAATTTGTTTATTTATGAAAATATGGCAATGTTTTGGACAATGAATATCAATAGTTTCCTTTCTTTTAAGGATGTTTACATCTTGACATATTTATTCGATGGACAAATACAAAAATATTATTATGATATGTACAACGTTGAATATGAAAAATTTAGCGTAAGTAAAGTTGAAAATAAATATTCAATTGTACCATACAATAAGTTGAAAGAACCAAGACAAGAAATTTTCGAGAAATTAAATATATATGAAGATTATCAACAAGGACGTAAAATTAGCAAACTTAATACAAATTTCAACATGCAAAATAAAACAAGAGGTTTGCTATCGTCAACTTGGTTTGATAAAGCGACGAAAGATGAAATTGCTTGTTTAAATAAAAATTTAAGAAACTATTTCGATACCCAAACAAAAACTGGCAATAAGAGCTTGTTTTGGACAACGAAAAAAGATATAGCTTCATTGTTAAAAAATAAAAAATGTACATTCAATAAAAAAGATGACCGCTCAAAGGATAATTTTGTATCATTGAATATGCGAGCTACAAATGCTTATGCTGAATGTGAATCAATGGCATATATTTATAATCGCTTTATGAACCCGATGGAAAAACGATTTTTCTTATCCAAAGGTTCAAAAGTTGATGAAGATGTTTTAGCTATGAGTGATTTGATTCAGTTTATGTTCCGTGGTTGTATTCGTAAAGGACAACCAATGAATTGCTACATTCCATCTGAACGAATGCGAAATTTATTAGAAAGATGGTCGAAATTCGAGGATTAATTTAATTCTCGAATTTTTTTTATTTTTCCTTACATTTCAACCAATTTCAATACAATAGTGATATAAATTAAAAATTTGGTGGGCGAACCACATCATATATAAAATAAACACAAAGGAGGAAATCAAAATGATTTTAGGACGCTACATTGTTAGCTCTCATGCAAAACGACGTTATGAGCAGCGTGTAGGAATTTACAGCAAGTTAAATACTTATCAATGTATCAAGCAAGATTTACATTTTTCAAGAATCAAACGAATTGTAACGAAAGAGGATGGCACAATACATGTGTTTGCCAGACATAGCGTTGAATTTGTTTTCAAGAAACACCACAGTGGCAAATTGATTTTAAAAACAGTTATCAAGCGTAATCGTGAAACGCATCAACATACAATGAAGAAACGTGAAAAGCAAAAAGCTTTCGCATAAAAAAAGGTAGCTCATTGAGCTACCTTTTTCCATTTATTGTTAATAACATTGTCTCCGCATTCATTGGGTTATCATATTGTAATTGTAATCCTTCATGAAAACCAGCATCCCCAAACAAATATCGCATTGACCTATATGTTATAGCTTTATCCGTTAAACAATGCTCAACCCACAACATCGTTGCCATATCATCAGCTAAAAAATCAATCATTTCCTTATCATAATCACATTCTTTCATGTTCTTGATAAATTCCTCACGTATTTCCTGTAATTTCATAACAAAACCTCCTATTCATTTATATATCAATTATAACATATGTAAACAGACAATGCAATTGAAAATTAATATTCAATTCTTACAGCATTGTTACAACATTGAAATATAATCGAAATACAATGCTTCCTTACATTTTAATACATATCAATACAATAACGGTGTAATCAAAATTAGGAGGTAATGTAATGAGTGTTAAAAATTTAATGTTAGCGTTTGATGAAATTGAAGCAACATCAAGTAGAAATGAAAAAGAAGCATTGTTATTGAAACATGCTGATTTAGCAGGATTTAAAGAAGTGCTTAAATTCGTTTACAATCCATATGTTGTAACAGGATTAGCTAAAAAGAAAGTAACTCGTACTGTCGTGCCAGTTTCAGTTGGTTTTCATAAACTAAGTGAGCTAATGAAATTCGTAGCAAAAAATAACACAGGTTCAGATGATGTTATTGGCGTTGTTCAAAATTATCTGTCACAATTAGATGATGATATGAAACAATTTGTAACCAACATATTAATAAAAGATTTAAAAGTTGGTATCACAGCCAAAACAATTAACAAAGTATTCGGAAAAGATTCAGTTGGTTTAAGCTTTATCCCAGAGCATAATGTAATGTTAGCTTCTAAATGGGAAGACCATCAAGATAAAATCAAAGGACGATTCCAAGTAAGCTTGAAATTAGATGGAATTCGTTGTACTGTTATCAATGAACAAGCTGGTCCTAAATTCTTCACACGACAAGGACATCCAATCGAAGGATTAATCGAACTTGAAGAAATTTTCAAACAATTGCCTAAAGGTATTGTATACGATGGAGAATTGATTGCTGAAAACATCCATAATTATACTTCAGACGATTTATTCCGATACACACAAAAAATCGTTCGTAAAGATGGCGTTAAAACTGGCATTCAATTTTGGGCATTCGATATGTTGCGTATTGTTGAATTTAAGTTCGGTAAATCACATTTGCCATTAGAAGAGCGTATCAACGATTTGACAACAGTTGTTGAACAAGCTGACCATGATTTATTAAAAATTGTCCCAATTTATTATGTTGGAACAGATAAGCAACGTGTGTATGAGCTATTGGAAGAAGCTTCTAAAGCTGGTCTTGAAGGATTAATGGTATCGCCAGTTGATGCTTTATATGAAACAAAACGTTCACGTAAGTTGCTTAAAGTTAAAAAGTTCGAAACAGCTGATTTAAGAATTGTTGGTTTCGAAGAACATAAACATGGCGACAAGCTCGGTTCGCTGGTCGTTGAATACAAAGGATATGAAGTTAATGTCGGTTCTGGTTTCAGCGACGTTGAGCGCAACAAGCTATGGTCTGAGCGATTTGAATTGATTGGTACGATTGTCGAAGTGGGATATTTTGAAGAATCAAAAAACCAAGACGGTGGCGTATCGTTACGTTTCCCAACATTCAAACGTTTACGAGATGACAAAACAGAACCATCATACAATTAATAATTATTCAGCTCCACTAATGTGGAGTTGAATATTAATATTCAATAGGAGGAAATTATATGTTAAAATTCACAAGTAAACATGTTCTCACCGCTTTCTTTTCACTAGCAGTTGGTGCATCAGCGATGAGTTATGTGGGATTCCAAAATTATAATACGGTGTATCAAGAAAAAGTAAAAGTTGAAGAAAAGCTTGTAGATGCCAAAAAAGAATCTAAAGAAAATCACGAGCAAGTTAAAACAATCACTAAGCGATTTGAAGATGTTGCAACGGAATTAGATTCTTCAAAAGAAGAATTAACGAAAGTTCAACAAGAATTACAATCGGCCAATGAAGCTCTCACACAGCAAAAACAAGCAAATGCAGAATTGAATGAAAAGAACAAACAGGTCATTGCGGAAAAAGAAAAGCTGAGGAATGAGTTAGATTCAAAAAAGTAACAAGCCCTATGAGCAGTGCAAAAGTAACAAACGAAACACCACCAGTAGGTAACACAATGACATTCATTGCTACCGCATATTCCACTTGGGAAAATGGCGATATGCTGAGTGCTCAAAAGTGGGGCAACCTAACAGCCAGCGGAACAACCGTGAAACAAGGTCGTACTATTGCTACAGACCCTAACGTAATTCCTTTGGGAACTAAAGTAAAAATCGACTTCCCAGCACCGTATGATTACATGGACGGAGAATACATTGCTGAAGATACGGGCAATGCGATTAAAGGAAATAAAGTAGATGTTTACTTTGATTCAATTGAAGTTGCTAACCAATTTGGTAAAAAGCAGATACAAGTAAGTTATTAGAACCAACCGTTATGGTTGGTTTTTTTATTGGTTTTTATTTTTTGAATTTTCCTTACAATGGCCAGTAAATCAATATAATAGTATTAAGAACGATGTCATAAAGACATTAAAACAACATTAAAGGAGAATTTAAAATGAAGGTGGAAGAATTAGCTCTAATCAGAGATGGTATTGATTATAAACAAACAAAATTAGAAGACAGAAAAGCAATTGTTGAAGCTGTCTTAGAAGGTCGAGAAGAAGATATTGCTGAGCATTTTAACAATATGAAAGTGAATTTGAACAGTTCAGATAAATTATCACATGAAGACAATGTAGCACGTACAGTGGAAACATTAGCTAACTATTTGCTAAATTCCGATGAAATCAAGGAAGAAAAAATTGAAACAAATTATGTGTTCCACACAGATGAACAGTATTTTCAAAAGAAAATTCAACGTGAAAATTCAATTGAAGGAATGGCGTCTGATTCAAACGAGGACACTGTAATTCATTTCCTTGTTCGCTCCAAAAAGAATTACAAAAAATCTAAAGCGCAAGTTATTACAACAAAAGATTTGAAACGTGAAGGATTGGTTGGCGAAGTGTTACGAGCTTATCAAGCAGAACTTGACCGCATTTCACACAAGCTTAAAAAAGAAAACCTTGACGCTTCTGGCAACCGTTATTTATTAACTCGTGCTAGCGGTCAAATTAAAACAGATATGATTACTGTTAAAGACCAATTACTTGGCACATTCGGTTACAATGCTAATCCATCTGAAAGCACGGAATATGATTTAGATGTAATTGATTTTAAAAATGAAAAACACGTTGAAGCTTTAATGAGAACGTTTTGCGATTTCGAGCCAGACAACGAACTAGCATTTATTGTTGCAGCTTTTGAACAATTAGCTGATGAAACATTGCTAACGCCTCGTGAACGTGTTATGTATAGCTTAATCCGTGAAGGTGAAAAGAATGTTGACATTGCGCCACATTTCGATATTACACCTCAACGAGTTGGTCAATTAATTACATTGATTGCCAAAAAAATAGCTCAACATGCTACAAAAATTGAATTTGCTGAAGGGTGTTAATTCACCCTTTAATATATATTAGGAGGAACTTATTATGGTAGATGCAATGAATTATGGTTTAGGATTAAATGCAGATGTAGTTGTGGAACATGGCGACGGATATGGAGCACCAACAGCTACGAGAATTCTTTTTGATGAGTATTTGTATCAAATTGTATTATCAGGAACTGTTAAAGCAGTTAAAGCTGATTCAATTAAGCAAGGTGCAATTATGGGTAGAATTCCAGAATTCCCAATGGGACGACGAATTTTAACTTGTATGTCCAACGTTGGTCCTGTGCGAGTAGACGTTGATGAAAACAAAAATATCATTTACAATCATGATAGCACACCAAGCTGGGTATCATTTGATGGAATTACAATCATGCCAGACCTTGGTCGAGGTTAATATGAAAGAAAACACAACTGGTTGTATGCTGGTTGTGTTTTTTGCGTATATATTGATGCTATAACCCAGTAAAATTTATATTTTAGGAGGAACCTTACATTTTCGATTTATTTAATACAATAGTATTGTCTCATAAGACATCTACTCCAAAAACTACGACAAATTAAAAACTGCGGAATAGAAACACAAGCAAACCATCGTACTGGCATACGGTGGTTTTTTATTTATGTCTTTACATTTGTTAGTAATGTGATATAATTACATTATAAATAAGAAAGAGGTGTTACAAATGACATTGCAAATGCCGAAAGCGATAATTGGTTATTGTGATTCATGTGAATGTGATACAACGTTTAATCATGTTTTAGGTGAAATTGTTCCTTCATTTGAAAAAAATACAATTCATTATGAATGTGAAAATGATTGTGGAATGGTTTGGGGAATACCTGTTCAAACTGGCAAGAAAATTGAAATTTGTTAAGGAGGAATAAACGATGGATAAAGCTAAAATGATTTCATTAATAGCTAAATTGATTCAAACAGCTTCAGAAAATGGCGACAATTACAATTGGATGTACGATGAACCAGGAAACCCGTTAGACCAATTATGTGAAGCTTTAGATATTTCATTTGAAGAAATTCAAGATATTGTAGGAGGTTTTGAACAATGAGAAACGGAAAATGGCGTAAAATTGGAAACGAAGATGGATATAAAATCAACATGAAACAAATAATGATAAGTGATAAGCTTTGTTCGGTAACAATTGATAATTTTACAGCGAAACCATTTACAATTCAAGATTATGATTGTCAAACATTAGAAATCGACAAGGAATGGATGAATGTTTTTGGCAGCGAATTATTAAGCTTTGAATCAATTGAAGAAGGTTTAGTATGGGTTAAGGAAAATCTAAGCCACGAATATGTAAGCTTGAGACGATGGCTGAAAAACAATGATTATCTGGAGGGAAAATAAATGTGTAATTATATTCGTAAAGAAACATATGATGTGGAAGCGGTGTTGGAACTTACAGTTCCTTCAACTGTTCCCAATAAAGAAAGTAAAGTTGATTGGGATGGCGATTTAATCAAAATGAATTCTCAACGATATGAGCTATTCAAGCATAAAGGCGTTGTTTGTGTTGAATGTGGTATGAAAGGAACATATTTTGCTAAAGAACGTAATCCACAATGTCCAACGTACCATTTCAATTTGTACGGAGTTAACGCTAAAGGCGAAGAAGTGATGATGACCAAGGACCATATCATACCACGCAGTAAGGGTGGAGCTAACCATTTTAGCAACTATCAACCAATGTGTGCAGATTGTAATCAAGCTAAAGGAAGCGAATTAAAAATAAGTTGTTGACATTTAGTACCAGTGTGTTATAATTGAATTATCAAATAACAAGGAGTGATTTACGTGGTAGAATTTTCAAGAACAAGAGCAGGTATAAAACTTTTAGACGAAACTTTGCCGTCAATAGCAAACAAGTTAGAAACGATTGGCAAACAAATGACGAGAGCCAATGAGCTTAAGGAAGAAGAAGTTAAGCTTAAGGAACAAGAAGTTGCAGCTATTGAAAATCAAAACAAAATATTAAACAGAATCGAAAGGAAGATGTCTAATGGGAAATATTAGAATAGCTTTTATAACCGACAATGCAGCTTTCGATGAAAACCCGAACACTGAAATATCTCGCATTTTACGAGAATGTGCTGATTCAATTGAAAACGGAAGAATGCCAGTTTCAATCACCGATGTAAATGGTAATAAAATTGGTACAATCGAATATCACGAAGAAAATTAAACACTGAGCCAGTCTCGGTGTTTTTTTATTTTGTCCTTACATAATAGCTTTTCTCAATACAATATCTTTATAAACATTAAGGAGGATATTGTATGGCGAAAGTAGATTATAAATTTAAAAATACGCTCGATATGATTATGGCTAGCGAATGGGAAGTTGATAATCGAGCTAAATGGAAAGATGGTACACCAGTTGCAACGAAACGAGCTTTACAAGTTGTTAATAAATATGATTTAGCTGAAGAGTTTCCTATTATCACATTACGACCAACAAATTTAAAAGCAGCGATTGATGAAATCCTATGGATATATCAAAAGTTTTCAAATAATATCAAAGATTTAAATAGTAAGATATGGAATGCTTGGGCAGATGAAAATGGTTCAATCGGTAAAGCTTACGGTTACCAAATTGGTAAACCAATGTTGGGTTACGATTCTCAAATTGATTACGTACTTCAGCAAATTCAAATAAATCCAACTTCACGTAGGCTTATGTTAAACATGTTTAATGCTGAAGATTCTGGTGAAAAGGCATTGATTGAATGTGCTTACGCATTACATTTATCTGTTAAAGATGGCAAACTACATGGAACATTGGTTCAACGTTCAAACGATTTCCTTGTAGCTAATAACTGGAACTTGGTACAATATGCGGTGTTAATGCATATGATTGCTCGTCATTGTCAATTAGAAGTTGGCATATTCACACACTTTATTCAAGATTGTCATATTTACAACAAACATGAAGAAAACGCAAAAAATATGTTACATCGTGTTCCTACAACAGCTCCAAAATTATGGGTAAATCCTGAAGTTAAAAGCTTTTATGATTTCACTGTAGATGATTTTGAGCTAATTGGTTATGAACCACGCACACAACTAAAATTCGAGGTGGCTGAATAATGATTGAAATGATTGTTGCTAAAGGATTAAATAATGAAATTGGTTTTGAAGGTAAGCTTTTATGGAATCTTAAAGATGATATGGAACATTTTGTTAAAACAACAAAAGGGAAAATGGTTGTTATGGGAAGAAAAACGTTCGATTCACTTCCCAAAGGACCTTTAAAAGGACGAACAAACATTGTATTAACAAATGGTAAAAAAGCTCATTACGAAGTTGATGATACTACGGAAGTATTTTTCATGGATTATCAAGAATTTAAAAATATGGAAAGCACACATGATTTTATTGTTATTGGTGGAGCTCAAATATACAAACTCTTCATTGATAAAACGGATAAATTGTATTTAACATCGGTACAAGGGACATTTGAAGCAGATGCTTTCTTCCCTATGGAAATGATAAATAAAGATGAGTGGATTCCTGGTTCACCAGAAGTTTTTGAAGTTGATGAACGAAATGACCACGCTTTTCATATAATAGAAATTACAAGAAAACGCTGATTTTAGCGTTTTTTTATTTGCCATTTTTGTAACGTTTTTTCCGCTATTACCTGACATTCCGTTACAAATCAATATAATGAAATTGTAATCACAAACAAGGAGGAAAAACAAATGATACAAGTTGGTGCAAGAACAACAGTTGATGATATGATGTTGCTTCACGCAGTTAGCAAAAGAGATTTAGATGCTCGTATTGTTGACGATTTAGCACATTCACTAGCTCAAGAATTAATTAAAAATGAAGAATATGTGAAAACAATGGTTAAACGTGTTTCATATATGCCTGGAGCTACAGATTATGAAGCTCGAGTGTGCTTAATTTCATTAGAAGAAGCTCGTGAACTTAAAGAATTGCGTAAGTTCAAAGCTAAAATGGAAAACATTGTATTGGAGCGATTATAATGGATAAATGTCCTCGATGTAATGAATGGTGGGTAACTTGTCCGTGTTGCGGAGCTACTACTTGCCCATCATGTGGCGAAGAAGAAAATGAAGATGACCCAGAAGATGATGAAGAATTATCTATCGAGCAACAAATCATTCGTGAAGAAAGATTACAGTTTGTACGTCAAAAATTTGCCAAATATATTGAGCGAAAATATCAAGCTTAATCCTTACAAACGAAACTTTTTCAATATAATAATGAAGTAACAACAAAACAAAACAAATCAAATTAAAACCAAATGGAGGAATTTTATTATGACAAACACATTACCACAATTAACGAATGCAGTAGAAATCGTAGGAACTTTAAAGGAAATTGATTTAGAGTTAAAAACAAGCCAAAATGGTAAAGAATATGTTAAAGGTAAAGTAACAATCGTTTCTAAAACGGATAACAAAGTGCATGAGCATGAAGCAAACGTATTCGTAATGAAAAAGGATAAAAAAGGCAATGTTTCTAAATTATTCAAAGGCATTCAAACAATGATGAATGAATATAAATCAATTGAAGCACATGGCGAAGAAAACGCTGACCGCATTAAAGTAACTGGCGAAATTGACATCAATGAATATTACGGTAAAAATGACGATGAAACGCTTAAATCATTCAACCAAGTTAAAGGTGTATTCTTCAATCGTTTAGATGAAGGTTCGGACACACCAGATAAAGCAGTAGCTTCTGTAGAAGTTATCGTTAAATCATTCTTAGCAAAAGCTACTGACGATGGCGAAGTTACTCATTATGATGTAAATTGCTTCACAGTTGGCTACGGTGAAAAAATCGTACCATTCCGAAACGCAATTGTTTCTCTAGGATTAGCTGATGCAATGCAAAACTTATATGTTGAAGGTTCAACAGGTCGTTTAACATTCAAACTTAACAGCTACGTTGAAATTGGCGAACGTCAAGTTGAAGAAGAAGTTCCAATGTCTCACGGATTCGGTGACGAAAGTGTAAAAGTTGAAGGAAATAAAACATTCACAAAATACGTTCGTAACTATGAAATCGTAAGCGGAGATTTACCATTCGAAGAACCAAAAGCATTTACACCAGAACAAATTCAAGATGCTGAACGTAAATTAGCACTAGCTCGTGAAGAATTAAAACAAAATCGCACAGCAACAGCACCAGCTGTTCCAAACGCACCAACAGGTTTCGGAGCTGGCGTGAATGTTGCAGGTCAAATGCCATTAGATATGCAAAAAACACCAGTTGTGCCAGCAACACCAGCACCAGCTGATATTGTTAACGATGATATGCCAGATTTCTAAGAATTAATGACACGGGCTATTTAGCTCGTGTTTTTTTTATTGCCAAATTGAATATTAATATTCAAAAGAAAAAGATTGTGCCACATCTTACATTTTAAACGCCATCAATACAATACTGTTGTAACAAGAAACAAACAAAACATTCGGAGGTAATGAAAAATGACAAAGCAAATTCGTTTAGGAACTAACAAAGTATTTACGCCACTTGATTCTTTAGGAATGGCACCAAAAGAACAGCAAGAAATGGCTGTAGATAAGTTCCTAGCAACATTAAAAATTGAAATTATGACAGGTCGTGTTGGCGATATTGAAACATCTATTGACACGTTCGGAAGCACAAATATTCGAGTATGTTTAGATGTTAACAAAAATGACATCGAAGAATTAATTATGAAAAAGCTTAATGAGCCTAATTTCAATATTCAAAGTCTTTACGCTTTAGGAATTGAAGATGTGCAATTTAAAAAGCTTGACAAACAAATATATTCTGATGAACTTATGTGTATTGTTCACTTAACGAGCACACGTAAAGCACATTATTATTTAAATGGTAGGGTTTGGAGTCAAAAAGTTTCTTTTTAATCCTTACAAATGCTAAAAGGTCAATACAATAGTTTAGTAAGACAAATCAAACAAAATCAAATCAAAATCAATTGGAGGAATTTATTATGACACAAGAAAACAAATTCGATTTATTAGCGATTCAACCACAAAAAATTTCAAAGGATATGAGTTCTTATACTATGTTAGTTTACGGAAACCCAAAAATCGGTAAGACAACTTTCGTTCACGGTGTATATGGTGACGACGCTTTAATTTTAGCAACTGAAAAAGGTTACAAAGCATTAGCAGGAGCATTTGTTATGGATGTAGGCAGTTGGTCTGATTTTCAACGTGTGCTACGTGAATTGAAAAAAGATGCTGTAAGAGACCGTTATAAAACAATCATTATTGATACTGTCGATTTACTTTACAACTACGTTGAAAAATTTGTTAAAAATAAGCACGGTGTAGAAAACCTAAAAGATATTCCATACGGTGGCGGCTGGGCTGACATTTCATCTCTACTATTTGAAGGTCTAAACACAATCGAAAAATTAGGATATAATTTAGCATTTATTTCTCACGCAACAACAAAAACGGAAAAAATTCCAAACTCTGAGCAAGAATTTGAGAAATACATCCCAACGATTCCAAAACGTGGTTTACAAATCGTATCAAAAATGGTTGATAACATTTTATTCGCAGCTGTTGGTGTAGATACTGAAGGAAACGAACAACGTGTATTATACGCTCGTGAAACAATGCAATGGCAAGCAGGTGGTCGTTTCAAAGGAATGCCAGCGGTATTCTCACTAAACCCACAAGCATATAAACAAGCAATGGAAACAGCAATTGATGCTGAAGGAAAATCGAACTTAAAAGAAGAAAAAGAAGTTGCATTCGTTCAAGCATTCGAAGATAATTTCGAAGCAGTAATGACGAAAGCTAAAGCATTAGGTGTTCAATTCCACAAAGCACAACGTATGCCAGAGTTAGCAGCTATTGTTGAAAAACATTTCGGTGTAGGTAAAAAATTAACCGAAGCAACTGAAGCACAAATTGAAGTACTTGTATTAGCAGTACAAGAAATGGAAGAGCTTATTTCTTAAGCTCTTTCTTTTTTTAACCATATGGAGGACATCTAATGAAAAAACTATTTGCACAATTATATAAGAAATATGGATTGAAAATCGTAATATTGTGGATACTACTAGATATGATATGTGCCATAGCTATATTGGCACTTAACTATTACATATATAAATAAAAAAAATATACGCCATACCTTACATATTAAATATCGTCAATATAATAGTAGTGTAATAACAAATCAAATCAAAAAACAAATTGGAGGAATTAAATTATGTTTAAATCTAAAGGACCATCATTATTAATCAAAGGTGCAGTATTAGGAGGAGCGTTATTAATCGGAGGTATTGTAACATTTACAAATTTCGTTGAACGTGTTCCAGAAGGTAAAGCATCTGTTGTATATAGCCCAAGTGGTGGCGCTAAAGAAGTACTTAATCCAGGTTGGCACTTAATCGGATTTCTTGACAAAACACAACAATATCCAACTCGTGTAACAGTTGTTAAAAATGACGTAAGCGCAACAACAAGCGATGGTAAAAAAATCACAATGCCTGTTCGCTACGAAATGAAAGTTGACAAATCTAAAGTGTTAAACATCTTCAAAGAACTTGGTTCTCAAAACATTGAGCAAATTCAAGAAGGATATCTATACAATAAGTTATTCCAAGCAACTCGTGCTACAATTTCTGAATACAGCGTATTAGATGTATACGGAAACAAAACAACTGAAGCATCAGCTAAAGTAACTGAAAAAGTATCAAAATCAACTTCTAAACTTGGTTTCATTGTTACGGACGTAACGTTAGGAACACCTGAATTAGATAAAACAACACAACAAGCTATCGACGCTCGTGTTAAAGCTTCTCAAGAATTAGAGAAATTAAATGTTGATAAACAAATTTCTGAAGCTAATGCTGAAAAAGCTAAAATCGAAGCTGAAGGCAAAGCAGCAGCTGACATTGCAAAAGCTAAAGGTGAAGCGGAAGCTAACCGAATTGTAAAAGAATCATTAACTCCTGAATTAATTCAAAAGAGTCAAATCGACAAATGGGATGGTAAATTACCACAAGTATCTGGTGGAGCAACTCCATTCGTAAACATTCCATAAGCAAAATAATAATAACAACGAAGCCACCAATTACGATTGGTGGTTTTTTCGTGTTTCTTCATTATAATAGATTTTAAAAATAAATTAAAAAAAAGATGGTCAAAGTACTTTACAACTACTGACGGATTAGGTATAATGAAAAAGTCGAAAGAGACAAACAAACGAAACGGAGGCAATACAAATGAAAAAGTTAGCAACAATTGCATTAACTGGCGCATTAGCATTGGGTGGTTTCACGGTTATGAACATTGATACACCAAAAGCACAAGCACAAGCACAAGCTGAAGATTGGGATGGCTGTCATTATATCTGTGGACCTGGTGAAACGGTGAATGATGTTACAGTTAAAATTCATTCTACACAAGTTACTTTTGGCAACAGCTTAATCGCAAGAATCACAAATGACCGAGCTGAAGAAATTTATTACAATGTTAGCATCGAAAAGAAAAACGGAGATAGCTGGGGAGAATTTGAAACTAACTTCCGTTGGAATAATCAGTGGGTTCCAGCTGGTTCATACGATGATATTTCAACTTTCACAGGATATGGCGATGATGTTTATGATGATGGCACATACCGTTACAAAGTTGAAATCAAACATGCTGATGGTTCTGTAGATACAATTTACACAGCTGGAATGACAGTTACAGGAAAAGGAACAGGTGAATAATTATGAAAAACTTAGGAAAAATCGCATTAGTAGGAGCTTTAGCATTCGGTGGATTTACAGCAGTAGAAATTTTACAACCTTCAATTCAAGCACAGGCAGCTGTGGCTGATGATTGGCCTTACAAATATTTCCCTGAACTACACAACGTTGACAACAACGATAGATTAAACCTTGGCAATTTAAAACAAGGTCAAACTATCACAATCAATGAACCAATTGGTGGCGGAGATTCGGCAATAGTTAAAATTTACCGTGTAATGGACGATATGTCATTAGCTCGTTACAAAACAATCACCGATTCAGATTCAGATGAATACAATGGCAAATTCACAACAACAATTACTTCAGTTTACGAGCCAGGTAATTATGTGGCAGTAATGCAATACACTTACGAATCTGAAGGAAAATATTATAACTACTACACAACTGGCAACATGTTCACAATCAGCAAATAATCAACAAGACCTGAACATGTCCCAAAACTGTTCAAAACACTAAAATTGGGGGGCAATTTATTATGAAATCATGGAAAAGAAAATTAGGTGCAACAGCAATGGCTTCAGCAATCGCATTAGGAGGTATTGCTACTCTTGAACTAGCTAATCCTGTATCGAAAGCAGCGGCAGCTTCTTATGAAGGTGTTAGTGTGAATATGACACAGAACAGCTACGTAGCTCCACAAGAAGCTGTGTTTAAAGTGAAAAATAATAACAGCTATCCAATGACGGTTATTGAAATGCTTGAAAAACAAAGTCCAACTGGTGGTTTCGGATTTATCGAATATTCTACCATCATCAAGCTTCAACCAGGAGAAACTAAATCAATTACTTATGACACAACATTCCCTGACATTTGGGAAGTTTGGGACCACAACGTAACAAAAACATTCCGTACAAAAGTAATGGTATACAAAGGCATTCAAGCTGATTGGAATACAAATCAGCTGACGTACATGGGCGATGTGTATACAAACCCGTTCAATGTAACATTCAAGTAAGCTCATGAACGAGCTTTATTATTTGCTTGTCATATGTTTGATAATATCATTCATAATTGCGGTGATATTGTTAATGAAATAAGCTCTTCGGAGCTTATTTTTTTTATATAAAATTGAAAATTAATATTCAAATATCTATTGACGTATGATGAGAACCATAGTATAATAAAGAAGTAATAAGAAAGAGGAGGTAATGAACAATGGAAAAGAAAGAATGTTTCATTTGTGGCAATGACAAAAAAGAGGAAATCACGCATCAAATATTTTTCTCCGACAAGGATGGCAATGAAGGTGAATTTTACGAATGGATGTGCAAGGAAAATAAAGGTTGTTGCTAAGGAGGATATTAAAATGAAAGATTTCGAAATGATGTATCGTATGCCAGGTGAGGATTTGAAAATGATGGAAGGTGTAAACAAAAAGAACACGTATGAATGTATTTCAGGGAAAATTCAAGATTGTATGGATGCTTGCAGACATGGTGAACTTGATATGTACGTTGACGATGCAGGATTGATGAAGGAATTGGAACCAAACATTCTTATCAAACGTTCACGAACAAACAATATAACGGACAGAGACACGTTGCTGGTGGGTCCTGTGGTGTTTACAAGTACTGACCATGGAGGTAATACAATATCATTAACACCGAAAGCTAAAGAAATTATTGCAAACATGAAACCAGCACGATTGGGATTCTGGCAAATATATATCATTGAAGCTTACTGATTTAATCGGAGGACAAATCCTCCGATTATTTTTTTTGGTTTTTTGTTTAGCTCCTTACAATTTCGGTTTCGTCAATATAATAGTAAAGTAACAACGAACAACGAAAGGAAATGAACAACATGTTCGAAACAATTTGCGGTTTAGTTTTATGGTTCACATCTTACACAATTGTGACAGATGAAAAATCAGGTTACATTGACCACGCATTTGCAATATTATTTTTTATTGCTGGAGCATCATTGATGTTTTGAATATTAATATTCAAAGGAGGAAACAAATGGATGAATTGAAACAAACGATGAAGGAGCATATTGAAGAGTTATTAGCTCAAGGTGTCCCACAATTGGAAATTGAAATTGAATTAATGTTTTTTATGAAGAAAGTGATTTACAAGGAAAGATACGAAAATAACTAAATTAAATCAAATGGAGGAAATTAAAATGATTAAAATGAAACTTGAAGTTGGCGCTGAGGTAACAATTAAGAAGGATTTAGTAGTTAATGATAGATACGGTAATGCTTTAAACGATAGAAAAGCTATGTTTGCACATTCTATGAAACAATATTTAGGCAAAAAAGCAAAAATTACAAAAATTTCTACGCATGGTTACAGACTCGATATTGACAATGGCACTTGGACGTGGACAGAAGATATGGTTGATGTTGTCAAAAAAGAAAAACCAGCCATTGAAGTTAAAACATTTGTTCAAACCACAGGAAGACAAGTTATTCAATTGGTTAAAGTGATTTACAACAACCCAACTACGATTCTTTTCTATAAGAGCGATTTAGGTAAAGAATACAAAGTAATTGCGAAATGTGCTCCTGAAGACACATACAACAAAGAAAAAGGTCTTCAAGCTTGTGTGCTAAAAGCTATCATCAAAGAAAGCAATCGTGAATTGAGAAAGCTGTAATGAAGCACATTACAAAGCGACCAAGCTTTAAGAAAATCAAGTCGGATGATAACATATGTCCGACTTGCAATTCTTATTGTATTGGCATAACCACGACAAAGCTTGGCGGTTTCTTTACGAAAACCAAACGCATGAAAAGCTACTCTTGTTTTAAATGTGGTACTGAATGGAACATGGGTTGGAAAGAAACTGAGTAAAATCGGAATTTTAGGAGGATGAAATGGAGTTTTTATTTTTATTTATTGGAGCACTGTTTGGTATTCCAGCAGGTATTGTTACTTCATTAATTTTAAAAAAATATCATGAATGGGAATTAGCAAAAATTGATATTGAATTTAAACATTTAAAGGAAGTTAAAAGCAAGAAAATTAAAAAAATGAATCATCAAGAATTGATAACAATAGATGAAATTTTTTATCCTGTATTTGGTAGACAAACTTATTTTAAAGAATTTGATTATGTGAATTGGGTACGTGCAAGTGCTTTTATTTTAGCATCTTGTTATGATAATTGTAATATACCAAAAGACAAAACTATTGAATATGTTTTGAAAAATGCACATTTCCCAGAAGGAAAAGAAGGGTTTAAGGAGTTATTAAACGAAACACAAAGATGGTATGATTATTCTATTTATAAAAGCATGAATGAAATTTCTAAATAACAAAACATCAGGAGGAAACATCATGGCATCATTTTTCAATATTTTACAACTTATCGGAGGAATTATTTTATCTGTAGGATATATTCCACAAATTATTAAGATTCTCAAGACGAAATCTGTAGATGATTTCAGCTTATTATATTTATCATGTTTAGCGGTTGGTATTTGGTTTATGGAAGCTTATGCAATGTACATGTGGTTCGTACAACACACCGCAGGAGCTTTTATGATTACTAATACATTTGCAACAATACTATCGACCAGTGAGTTTTTGCTGGTACTGAAACATCGTAACCGAGCTTAATTGCTCGGTTATTTTTTTTTATTTTTTATTTGCTGTCTTACATTTGAAGTGCTTTCAATACAATATCGGTGTAATGAAAAACAATTATTGGAGGAAATGATATGTTAAAACTAGCACACAAAATACTTAACGAAGCTCGAGAAAATAAACCATATTTTCTACGAACTGATTTACCTGAAACAATCGTATTAAAAAACAAAAAATTTAAATTAAAGAAAGTAACAACACAGAGCAACAATATTGTGAAGTATTCGTTTCATAAAAACACGTTAAGCGTAAATGTTTTTTATCTATATGGAGTTTTAGTAAAAGTTAGCGTAAAAAGATATGGGAAAAAATCTAGGATTTTCAATGTTGAAAACGAAAATGGCGTTTTCCTTGATATGCTAGATGAGCGAGATGATAAAGTTGAAAAGATTTTAAAAACAAATACACAAGGAGGATTATAAATGATTTGGATTGTGTTAGCAGGTGCTGTTTTCAATATAATGATGGCGCTGGTTACAAAGACTGACAATTTTCAAAGCTCAATGTTTTTCAAAGTAATTCCATTTTTCTTAGGAATGAGCGTATTGCTTTATGTCTTAATGGAAATGGGAATCATCGTAGGAGGTAAATAATATGTCAGAATTTTGGTCGGATTTCATTTTAGCATTTTTAGTTTATCATCTTGGTTTCTTTGCAGGAACTTTCCGTGCAACCATGAAAATGAATAAAAAGAAGGAGGAAAATAAAAATGGGGACAAGATTGGTTTTTAAACATGTAGCAGGTGATGTGTTCTTTATCGCTAGCTCAGATGTTCGTGGTTACAAGGAAGACCGTTATGTAAATGGTAATCATGTTATTAGAGCTCTTGAATCAAAAGATATTATTGTTGAAGTAATCCGTCAAGACGGAAGCAAATGGTATAACTAAGGAGGAAATTATTATGACAGTACGTTGGGATGACAGAAAAGATGTTGAAGTTCTTATGGGAAAAACATTAGCAAAAATTGAAAATATTGATGGTGAAATCCTTTATTTCCATACAACTGAAGGAGAAATTTACAAAATGTGGCACGAACAAGATTGTTGTGAAAGTGTCAGCCTTGCTGAAGTTATTGGTGATTTGGATGATTTAATTGGCAAACCATTAACAATGGCAGAAAAAACATCACAAGAAGGTCCAGAAGATTCTTGGGGAACAAGCACATGGACATTTTACAAATTCGCAACGCTTAATGGTTATGTTACATTGCGCTGGGTTGGAGAATCAAATGGTTATTATTCTGAAGGAGTAGATTTTGGTATCCTGACAGATACTCAGGATGAAGAGTTTTGTCCAGTATTTTAACATTTTTGTTGCTGTGGTTTTTCATATACACAGCAACAAATTTGATTTATATATATGCTCCACATTGGTTGCCAGAATACATTCATAAGGAAATTAAAAAAATTCGAGGAGACGATGAATAATGTTAAATATTATCCACAAGCTAACCGAAAAGCTTGACCAATTCAAAGGTTTTTCAACTGGTTACACAACAAAGAACAACAAACAAATGCTGGTCAATATTGACGGTGTTAATTACAAGCTGACGATTCAAAAGCTTGATGAAGGTGAACTTACATTTAAGACGGTAGAAAAACATTTATAAAAAAGTTTCTCGCTCGCCTTACAAAAAATGTGCTTTCAATACAATACAATTGTAAAACAAAAACAAAACATTGGAGGAATTGAAATGAAAATTACACCAGAATTAGTTGTTGAAGCTTATAAAAACACAAATATCCGTCCTATTTGGGCAAGTTTCGTTGAAAACGAAGGAACTTGTGGTTGTGCATTAACAGCTCTTTATGCAAATAAAGTTGATAGCAAAAATTCTTACAGCGTTGCTCGTGATTTAAAAAATAACGGTTGGTTAATAGAACGAATTGCTAAAGAGTTAAAATTGCCAAAAGATTTCAATATGGATGCTTTCTACCTTGGTTTCGATTATCCAGAAACAAAGCACGAAAAAAGCAAACCAGATTATGAAACATACATTTTAGGTCAAGAAACACGTAAGCTCGTTGAAAAAGAAATAGGACCTGTAGCTTGTTGGAACGAAGTAATCCGAGCATGGTAAGCGAGCCATTGTTCGGGTTCGCCCACTATAATCGTTGTATTCTTTCAAAGCGTAAGCTTATTCAATATTACGAACGAAAAGGAAATGACGGAGCTGTTATGGTATTAGAAAATGAAATATTCCGTTTGCAAGAAAAAATAAAAATGATTACTGGAGGTAAAACAAAATGATTAGATTAAATGGCAATGTTGTTAAATTCGAACAATTCCCAAACGGTGAAACAAAATTCGAACATGATGAGCTCAGAGTCGGCACGTTCAACAAAATTTTATTTAAATATGAGGATGATTCTGATTTAATCAAATTAGATTTCTTAAAAAGCTATCTTGATGAGCGATATGGCAAAATAAATACTTGTTTGTACATTGCGTATATGCCATATAGCCGAATGGACAGAAGCGAAGATTTTTCTCCATTCACACTAAAATATGTAGCTAAAATGATTAATGCTATGGGATTCAATAAAGTTAAAATTATTGAGCCACATTCAGATGTAACACCAGCATTAATTGACCGATGCGAACCATTATACATCAATTTCTTCCTTCTTAATCAAGTTAAAAAAGAAGTTGATTTCAATGATGATGAGGATTATATCATGTTCCCAGATGCTGGTGCAGCGAAACGATATGCTAAAATGCGACCAAAGAATGTTATCATTGGCAACAAAGTCCGTGATTTCCATACAGGACGTATTAAAAAATATAGCTTACAAAGTGATTTCGTTGGCAAAGGTAAAAAAGTAATTATTGTCGATGATTTATCATCATTCGGTGGTACATTTGTAAAAGCTGAAGAATCATTGAGCGCAGCTGGATTTGATTATGTTCATCTATTAGTTGCACACGCTGAAAACAGCATTTTCAAAGGTGATTTGTTCTCAAGCATGGATAGAATTTTCACAACTGACAGCATGTTAACTGACCATGTTAATTGGGAAAATGCAAAGTACAAACCACAGTTACGAGTTTACGATATTGAAAGCATTATTAAATAATAGGAGGAATTTAAAATGATAACAAAATACATTGCAAACACAAACATTGGAACTTACTTTACTCAAGGGAAAGTTTATGAATTAGAACAAGATAAAGATGGCACTTTATACTTCATCGACGATGAACCAAGCAGACATGAAGTGTCGAGACGATGGTTAGATGAAAACTTCTTTGCTAAAGTACCAGCACAAAGAAAAACAATTTTCCCAGCAACATTGCTTTGTGATTTTTACAAGATTTCTCATATGATTCAATATCCATTCAGCACGGAATTTATTTATTCTACTTGGACTCCAAGAAGCAACAAATACTTCCCACAAGCTGAAAAAGTGGTTGTGTTCGGTGTACAATCAACTATTAAAAAATACATTATTGATTACTTCAATGAACATTTCTTCAGCCGTCCATTGTTTGAAGTTGTTGAAGAATACAAACGTGTGCTTAAACATACGCTTGGCAATCAAAATCCTGACGCTTCACACATCGAAGCTTTACACAACTTGGGATATTTACCAATCAGAATTAAAGCTTTAAAAGAAGGAACTCGTGTGCCAATGAAAACTCCAATCGTTACAATTGAAAACACACACAAAGATTTCTTCTGGTTAACAAATTACTTAGAAACATTGCTTTCAAATGAATTTTGGTTACCAATGACATCAGCTACAATTGCCTACGAATACCGTCAATTGTTGAATGATTTCGCAATTTTAACAACTGGTTCTACAGCTGGTGTAGAATTCCAAGGTCATGATTTCTCAATGCGTGGCATGGGTGCACTTGAAGCTTCAATTAGCTCTGGCGCAGGTCATTTATTATCATTCTCAGGAACTGACACAATTCCTTCAATCATGATGTTAGAAAAATATTACAATGCTAACATTGAAGAAGAAATGGTTGGTACTTCAATCCCAGCAACTGAACACTCAGTAATGTGCAGTTACGGACAAACAAACGAATTTGATTTATTCAAACATTTAATCACGGAAGTATATGCTAACGGATTCTTCTCTGTAGTATCTGATACTTGGGATTTCTGGAAAGTTGTTGGCGAATACCTACCGAAGCTGAAAAAAGAAATCATGGAACGTGATGGTCGAGTTGTTATTCGTCCTGACAGTGGCGACCCTGTAAAAATCCTATGCGGTGACCCAAATGGAGCTACTGAATTAGAGCGTAAAGGTTTAATTGAATGTCTGTGGGACATTTTCGGTGGAACAATCACTGACCAAGGATATAAATTGCTTGATACTCACATTGGAGCTATTTACGGTGATTCAATCACATTAGAACGTGCTCGTGATATTGTAACACAACTTGAAGCTAAAGGTTTCGCAAGCACAAACGTAGTATTCGGAATTGGCAGTTTCACTTATCAATACAACACTCGAGATACGTTTGGATTTGCAATGAAAGCTACGTATGCTCAAGTAGATGGAGAAGAACGTTTACTATTCAAAGACCCGAAAACAGATGATGGCACTAAGAAATCTCAACGTGGTCGAGTTCATGTTCATGAAGGTCCAGACGGAGAAATCAAATTTGTTGACGGATTATTCAAAGACCAAACGGTTAAAACGCCTGACCTATTAGAAACAGTATTTGAAGATGGCGAGCTATTACGTGACCAAACGTTAGCTGAAATTCGTGAAATCTTACACGGTTAATATGAGCGAGGGATTTTTCCCTCGTTTCATTTTTAATAAAAAGTTGAATATTAATATTCAAAAATTAAACTTAAAATGCCACCTTACATTTTAAATGCTGTCAATACAATGACATTGTAAACAAAAGGAGGAAATGAAATGTACGGAATTAAAGAAGATGAATTAGTATATTTAACACCTGAGGAAAGAAAGAACTTGCTTAAATTGGTATTGTTAGAAATTGAGGATAATGACCCATCATCTTTCACGTTTAAAGGTGATGAGACCAAAAAACAAACACATTACGATGTACGAAATGATTTGATTTATGATGCTGTTCATTTAGCACGTAAAATGGATTATAAAGCTGGTTTCGTGATTCACACACCTGTAACTGAAATTATTGAAAAAGGCTGGGATGAGCGTTGGGGCGTTGTTGCTTACATCGAACTTCCTACAGGTCAAGTATCATGGCACATTGAAAGCCCCGATATTAAATATGATGGACACACATACAAAGATAAACATGACCGAATTTTAGCATATACTAAAGAGGAGAAATAAAATGAAGTACTATAAAGAAGGGCATGTTCATGAGATTATAAAACTCTATGAGAAATTATTAGATTTAAACTATTGGGAATTCAAAGAGCACGAGAAACTCAGAAAAAAAATCGAGAACGCAGAAGCTCATATGATTAAACACGCCAAGGAGGAGAATTAAAATGAAAAAACGCTATTTAAAAACAAAACGCAAACCAGAATCAACACAGGAGCAGGAATACAAAAAGCTTAAAGAATTCTATCACGGGCATACAATGATTGTTCATGATGATGTGGTAACAATGCGTATTATGATTACTGATTATTGTAAAAAATATGGCAAAAGCTTTGACGAAGTGTTGTGGTCGTTCTAATGAAAAACAGATATTGGGTGTTCGCATTTGACCAATTTTATCCTTGTGGAGGATTAAGCGATGTTATTGGCAAATTTGATAACATTGAGGATGCTGAAAAATGTTATCGTGAAAATCAAGGATATGATGCTGTTTACATTTACGATATGCTGGAAGATAAATATGCTGGAGAAGACGAGGATTAATTCTCGTCTTTTTATTTTTATCTGTTTACATTGGTATACAAATATGTTATGATTGTATTAACAAAACAAGAGGGAGATGTTAATATGAACGCAGTTGAATATTATACAAGCTTAGAATACGATGAAAGATATTGGCGTGATATTAGGTTTTTAACGAAGGTCGCAGCTGATTTCGTTGAAAAGCATTATAATCTTGAGCTGAGTATTCCGATTGTTATTAATGGACGGATAGGAAAAATTCTTGGCAGGTTTGCCAGACGAGCAGGAGAAAAGAAATCGCTCCGAATTGAATTAAATAAAAACATGACAACGAACGCATCTAAACAAGACATATGTTCAACATTGATACACGAGCTAATACATTACGCATTGTTTGAGCTTGACAAACCATACTTGGACGGAGAAGAATATTTCGAAAACGAACTACGCAAGCACGGTGGGTGTAGTACGTATACAAAAAGGCCAAAAATGGAGCGTTGTGTGTATGTATGTGAAAAATGTGATAACGTTGTAGCTTTAAAATTTAGACGTTCAAATGCGCTAGTGAGCGGAAATTATCAATCAAGTTGTTGCACAGCTGGAATCAAATATGCAGGGAAAAAAATAATGTAAGAGCGAAAATTCGCTCTTATTTTTTTTGGCATCCTGTCAGCTTAAATTTGTTCAATATAATAATAAAGTAATAGCGGAGGTGAATGTTATGGTGAAAAAAGCACCAGTTCAAAACAGGTTATTAATGTGTCATGGCGTAGAATGTAAATTGTTAAACAAAAAACATCGAGCTATAGATTTGATAGATTCTCCAAGAAATAAATCAAAAAGATTTTGCAAACCGTGTTTTGATAAGGAAATGGAAGAAAACAGACAAAAACAAATGCTGGAAGCAACAATTTGTCGCATATTTGAAATCCCTAGCTTAGGAGAAAAAGGAAATTTATTAAAAACTCAAGTAAAAAGATTGCAGGACAAAGGATATACGACAAAAAATATCAGGTTGTCTTTAGAATATTTCGTTAATGTCAAGCAAGAAAAAGTTACAAAAAGCAAAGGTATTGGGATTGTTCCTTATATTCATGATGAAATGATTGAATATCACAAGAACAAATTAGCTAAATCAACATCAACACAAGCTTTGGATGTTGGCGTAACAAAAATAAAAATGAATTATCCCAAAAGACGTTACAATCACAAAGAAGCAAAACTAATTAATTTGGAGGAATTGGCAAATGGAATCAAAAACAACAGCTGAAATTGTAAAATATCTTAACCCAACAAGAAATATTTATTCCGTATTAGGAAACATTTGCATTAATCCTCGAGCTTTGAAAGACCCTGAAGTACATTTAAGCGAAGAAGATTTCGTGCAGGATTTTCACAAAATCGTATTTAGCGCAATTAACAACATTGTATATTCTGGCGATGAAGTAGCTACGATTACAGAAGTTGATATTGATAACTTCCTGGCTCCACATGGCGATTTGTACAATATTTGGAAAGAAAACAACGGTATTGATTACATGAGAAAATCAATAGCTCATTCGAACATTGAAACGTTTAAGCTAAACTATGATTCGCTCAAAAAGTATTCATTGCTACGAAATTATTTAGCTGAAGGAGTTAGTATTAAGGATATTTTCGATTATGAAAGCACAGATTTAAAAATCTTCAATGATGGCAGACAAAGAATCGAAAAAATGAAGCTTGAAGAAATGGTCGAACATTTTTCATTGAAAATGGCAGCTCTTAGAAATAAATGGAGTATCAGCAAGAACTCTAAAAATTTCACAGCTGGCGACGATTTAGATTCGTTACTCGATGAAATGAATCAAGACCCAGAATTTGGTTATCCTTTCTCAAACGGTTATTATAATGCCATTTTCCGTGGTATGCGACCAGGTAAATTTATGTTACGTTCAGCAACTACAGGTGGCGGTAAAACTCGTCAATCATTAGCTGATATGTGTAATATTTCATGTGACGAAATTTACAGCTATGAGAAAAAAGCTTGGGTAAAAAATGGTATCGTTAAACCAACATTATTCATATCTACCGAGCTTGAAAAACGTGAGTTACAAACTGTAATGTTAGCTTATATCACTGGTATCAATGAAGATGTAATCAAAAACGGTAAATATAGCCAAGCAACATTAGCACGTTTAAGCTACGGAATTAACGTGTTAAAACGAGCTCCGATTTATGCGGTGTATGTAGATGATTTCTCAATTGCTGATATTGAAGGTATTATTGAGCAATACATCATTGAAAAAGATGTTGAATTTGTGGCATTCGATTACATTCAAATGACAGCAAAATTAGCTCGTACAATGCAAAACGCTTTTGGTAATTCGTTACGTGAGGACCAAATCTTAGTTCAATTTTCTGGTGCCATGAAACTGTTGGCAAATAAATACCAGATTTATATTATCTCGTCCACACAGTTAAACCGTAATTCTAAAGACGTAGAAAACCGTGATACACAATCACTACGAGGCGGTTCAGCTACAGCAGATAAAGTTGACCACGGTTTAATGTCATTCCGTGCAACAGCGAAGGACCATGAAAACCTTGACCATATCCTAAAACACAAACAATATAAACAGCCAAACTTCTCACATTGGGTTTACAAAAACCGTTCAGGTCGTACAGCTGTTATTATTTGGACACGAATGGATTTAGGAACTATGCGTGAAGAATTGTGCTTCATGACAGATACAGATTTCAACTTAATTACGGATATTGTGCCGATTGAGGTAGAAATGACGGAAGAAACGGTAGCTTTCGAGAAACAACATCAAGAAGACATTGTTGTCGATTTCTAATGAAAATGGAGCTTGAAGCCATGCGGTTTCTGGCTCCCTTTTTTATAGTAAAATAAATATTTTACGAGCTTCCTTACATTTATGGTGTTTTCAATACAATAATAAAAAATGTTCGGAGGGTGATAAAATGGATAGTGTTTATATAGCAAAATTATTTAACAAAAGACATTCAGAAATTATGAGAATCATTAGGAAAATTGAAGAAGAAATAGCAGATGATATTTTTCATAAAAATTTCATTAAGGAACAATACAATCATCGTGGGAATTTTTATGATAAAGTGTCTTTTAAGAATCAAGGAATGGAAATATTGTTTGCTAAAATGAGGTTAACTTCTGAAGAAGTGATAATGGTATCAAACATGTTTAATTTGAAAACATTGATAGTTGATTCCAATAGAAAAGAAGTTGAATTTTTAGATAAAATAGAAAAGCAATTAACAGTGTTTGGTATAAATGAATTTTCTCGACAGCATAATGTGCTTGGGAAAAGGGTTGATTTATATTTGCCACAAATTGGAATAGCCATTGAATATGATGAAAATGACCATGCTGGTTATTCATATGAAGACCAATTTGGCAGACAACGATTGATTGAAGAAGAATTGAATTGTGAATTTATTCGATTAACAGATGTTAAAGATGATGATACAAATTGTGCTTTAGTTTTAAAAGAATTATTAAGACGTGGAAAGATAGCTTAGGCTATCTTTTTTCCTTACATTTAAAACATATTCAATACAATAGTTACTGAAGGAGGAATAAAGATGAATGCCAACGAGGTCAAAGATATTTTAACAACCCAAAATGTAATTGATTTGCTGAATGACCTAGGGGGTTCTCCTTATCAACGTGGTAACGTAGTTTATTCATTGAGTGTTTGCCACCATGGGGATTCTCACAAATTATTGTATTATCCAGCAAATAAACTGTTTCATTGTTATTCTGGCTGTTCTTGCAGTTATGATATATTCTCATTGGTTGAAAAAACGATGGGATTAGATTTCACTGAAGCATTTCGTTTTGTGTGCATGAAATTTGGTATCTCATATACAGGGTTGTACAATTATTCAAATGCTGTAGACAGTTCATTTTTCAATGCGTTTGAATCAAAACAAGAAACATACGAATTACGCAAACTAAATAAAAACCTTTTACGAAGTTATCATGAATTATATCATAAAGCTTGGGTTGATGAGGGGATTTCAGCTCGTTCGATGGCAAAGTATAATATTCGATTTTCAATAGCGAATAATCAAATTGTTATACCACATTATGATTTGGAAGGAAATCTTATTGGTGTACGTGCCAGAAATATGGACGAAGAAATGGTTTCAGCGGGCATGAAATATTTTCCCGTCCGTCACAAAGGTGACATTTTAAGACACCCTACAGGGGCTGTATTGTATGGTTTGAATTTTAACCGTGAACACATTGAAAAATATAAAACGATTATCCTGTTCGAAGCTGAAAAATCTGTTATGCAATTAGATACGATATGGCCAGAAATGTCAATCGGAGCATGTGTAAGTGGTAGCGCATTGTCTCAAGCTCAAGTTGACATTATTAAAAGCTTAGATGTCGAACATGTAATCATAGCTCCTGATAAAGAGTTCACCGAAGTTGGAAGCGAAGAAGATGCTTTTTACCGTAAAAAAATTGGTTCAACATTCGTTTCAAAGCTTAAAGCAATGTTTAATGTTTCTGTTCTTTGGGACGAATTAGATTTGCTTGGTGAAAAAATGTCGCCAACCGATAAAGGGAAAGAAGTTTTCGAACAACTTTGGGAAACAAAGAAAATGATAATATAATCCTTACAGCATAAAAATGAACAATACAATAACTTAGACGAAACCGAAAAGGAGTAATGATATGACATTAAAATACAAACAAATTGGTGAATACAACGGAGATATTGTTAGAACAATTTTAAACAATCGAGGTATTGAAAACATTCATTTGTTTTTAAATCCTGATAATTCTTCCGACACAAACCCATTTGCTTTCAAAAATATGGTTCAAGGAATACAAGTTCTTGCAGCACATTTAATGACGTACAGCAAAATGGCTGTTTTGGTCGATTCAGATGCTGACGGATTCTTAAGCGCTTCATATATATATCAATATTTAAAATCAATTGACCCACTTTACAATATTGATTTTATCATTCATGATAAAAAAGCTCACGGTTTGACCGAAGATATTATGGAAAGAATTTCTGAAAAAAATTATGAGTTAATAATCATCCCAGATGCAGCTTCAAACGATGCCAGAGAACTTGATATTTTATATGGTATGGGCGTTGAAGTAATTGTGCTTGACCACCATTTAGTTGAAGAAATGCCAGAGAGCGGAATTATCATCAACAATCAAATTAGCGAAAATGTGAACACTAATTTAGTTGGTGTTGGCGTAGTACACAAATTCTGTCAAGCGATGGATAAAGCTTTAAACACAAATCGCACCGAAAAATTGAAAGATTTAGTGGCTTTAGGACAAATTTCAGATGCTTCAGACATCTCTGAAAATGAAGTTCGTAATTTAGTATTTGATGGAATCAAAAATATGGAAAACAAGTTCATCAAAGAAGCTTTAAAAATCAAAGACATTTTCCAACCTGTTCCTAAAGATTTGTCATTTTCTGTTATTCCGATGATAAACGCTGTAATTCGTATTGGCTCAATGGAAGAAAAAGAAATTTTATTCCGAGCTTTAAACGATATTAACCCAGAAATTTTCACCGTTGAAAAGCGTAAAAAGAATAAAGAAACAAAGAAATTTGACAAAATCCAAGTCAACCTTAATTTACAGCAAATGGCAGTTGATATAGCTATTAAATGTAAAACTCGTCAAGATACAGCTGTTAAGAAAGCAGTAGCTCAAATTGAAGAAGATATCGTCAGCGATGGCGGAATTGCAATTGGTGTTGGCAAAATTAACGATAATCATGCTTCATTAACAGGGTTAATTGCAACAAAAATGGTTAACAAGCTTCAAAAACCAGTATTGATTTTGCGTGAACGAGATGGCAAATTTTCTGGTTCAGGTCGTGGATATGACCCAACAATGGACAGCTTTAAAGATTGGTGCCAAGATACAGGTCTTGTAGAATTTGCACAAGGTCATGACCAAGCTTTCGGTATTGAAATTGATAAAGAAAAATTTGATTTATTTAAAACATTCCGAAAGAAAGTTGAAGCTCGAGAATTTATTCACGAGGTCGATTATGTTTCTCGTGGCGTAGTTGATAAAGAAATCATTCATGAGCTCGACAGAAACAAATTTATTTTCGGTGGCAAAGTTCATGATTCATTGTTTGCATACGTCGGAATTGATGTTGAAAAGAAAAACATTAAACAAAAAGGTTCGATGCTGACGTTTTATGTTGACGATGTAGAATTTGTCATGTACGGAGCTTCTCAAGAAACAGCCGACAAATTCACAGCTGGGTTTGCTCCTCAGCTGAGATTAGATTTCATAGGTCGTCCGACAATCAACAATTGGCTGGGAAGAGAAGCCACTCAAGTGGTTTTAGAAGCAGTTGAATTTTCAAATGAAGAAGCTTTTGCAGAAGAAATTACAATAGAAAATATTGTTTTCTAGTTGACATTTGAATTGATTAATTATAGAATGAAATCAACATAAACCTCTTTCTTTTGTTACGGTGTCCAATGGGCACCGTTATTTTTTTATCCTTTATTGAAAATTAATATTCAAAACAGTTGACCAATCTGACAACGTATGTTATTATTAATATACAAACTAATAAGGAGTGAACGAAAAGTGACAAAAGACAAGTACAAAATTTATACAATTCAAAATGAAAAAGGTGAACGTGGTTGGATTCAATACATTGACCCAAATTGCGTTGGACACGACGAAATTAATGGCTGTCAAATTGATGTTGACGTTACCGATGAAAAATACCTTGTGATTTCCAAAGAAGAATATGACATCATTAAAAATTTACATGATTTGTTCAATGAAACAGGGTTGCAGGAATATTTCGATATGATTAATACAATGGCTGATTTGACAATCGAAAAAAACAAAACAAGATTATTTTAAAGGAGGTGATTAATGATGCTTCAACAAGCATTTGGTTTTTTCATTGGCGGTTTAATATTGTTTGTCGTCGGTTTTGGATTTTACGCAATTGCAACATCAGAACCAGCAGAATAGGAGGATGAAATATGGGATTTTGGGAAACAATAGCCGTGACGCTCATAGCAACATTTTTTGCTAACATAGCTTCAGCAATGATTATGTTGAAAATAGCAGCGTGGTACGGAAAGAGACAAGAAGAAAAAGGCAAAGAAGAAATCAACAGCATATTTACAAAGGTTCAAGCAGAAGATGGTTCAATCATTCACAGGTCTGAAATGAATGCAAACCTTGACACTGGCAAAGAACCAATTCCTACCAAACGTCACAACATTAAAATTGGTGTGAAAACAGGGGAAACAGCAAAAGCAGAAAGACCAAAACGAAAAGCAAAGAGCGCCACAGAAATGGAATACGCTATGAGATTCCTTTTAAACATAATACGCTCGATGTCAAACCCTATTACACCTGATGTGACGAAAATTTTAATTGAAGCCATCAAAAAGGTAAATGAAGCAAAGAAAAAAGAAACAGACAAGGACAAAGACGAATCAGCATAAAAGCGGAGAAATCCGCTTTTTGAATATTAATATTCAATTCCTCTTGTGTTTACTGGCCAGCTATGGTATAATAGTAAATGTAAAGGAGGTGAAACACGCTTGAAAAATTTCATAATGAAACATATCATTGACAAAGATAAAATAGAATCAATGGGACAAGAACAATTACAAAAGAGGGTATTAACATTTTTAGCACTGTTAGTTTTTCCGATTATAATGGCAGCACAGGTGGGCATTACGCATTCATATAATATGTATAAGGCAAGAGACAAGGAAAACATTCTTGAACGGTGTAGGTTGAAAGCTGTGATACCCCAAGGCGATGGTTCACAATCGTATATATGTAAAGGAATTAAAAGTAAAAAGGATTATTACATAATTGAAGGTGAATCGTTAGATTTAGATAAAAATCCATATATGAATAGGCCTGTAAAGATATACAAAGATGGAAGTGTCAAGTGACGCTTCCAATTTTTTTTGCTTTTTTATTTCGCCATGCCTTGCGTAACAAATATATTCAATACAATACCTTTGTAAGATAAAAACAAACGGAGGTATTGAACATGAAATTTACAATTAATAAATCATTTAAAACTAATACAGAGGTTACTAAACGTGTACTTCAGGTCGCTGATGCTTTTGGTTTAGGTATTGATGGCGAAAAAGAATTTGTTGTGTACGATAATTTTGAAGTTAATTTAAACAAAGGAGACATTGTTTACATCACGGGCGACAGCGGTGGCGGTAAGTCGGTATTAATGCGAGAACTATACAAATTAACAGGCGGAGTTTCAACGGAAGACATTAAAATTGAACACGATAAACCATTAATTGAAACGATTGGCAAAACGCTTGATGAAGGTCTTTATTATCTATCCCTTGTCGGATTATCAGATGCTTTCATTTGCTTAAGAAAATTTGGTGAATTATCTGACGGACAAAAAAGCCGTTATGTGTTAGCAAAAATGTTAGAAATGGAAAATGATTATCTGTTCGTCGATGAGTTTTGTGCTTTGTTAGACCGCACAACAGCTAAAATTGTTTCTTACGGATTCCAAAAGATTTGTCGTAAATTAGGAAAAGTGCTGGTTGTTGCAACAACTCACGAGGACATTCTTGAAGATTTAAACCCTTCATTATTTGTTGAAAAATCATTCGGTAATGATGCTAAAATTACACGAATTGAATATAAAGCTCGACCATGCTCAATTAACAGCGAAGTTGAAATTTCTTTAGGTGAAACATCGGATTATAAGGAACTTTCAAAATTCCATTACCGAACGGCTCAATTAGGAGCAGCTTATCAGATTTACAAAATGGAGCACAAAGGCGATTTAATTGGTGTAATTGTTTATTCATACGGACCTTTAGCATTGCGTGGCAGAAATACATTTACAACAAGATATAAAGGTCGTGCAAGATTAATGAACAAGGAAGTCAAAATGATTAGCCGAGTTGTTGTTCTTCCTAAATATCGTGGTATTGGATTGTCTGTAGAACTTGTTAAGAAAACAATGCCAATGACAGGAATGAAACATATTGAAATTCTATCGGTAATGGGTAAACATAATCCATTTGCTGAAAAAGCGGGCATGGAAGTAATTGATGTACCACCAGCAAAAATGCCTGGCAAACGTAAAGTTTTAAACGAATTATTTGAGAAAAACAATTTCGACACACAAATGATTGGCAGCGTATTGTACAACGAAGAAAAATTAGCTGAAGTACCACTCGAAGACCAATCAGCAATGTATGATTGTGTGGTAAATCTAAATAAAGCGGTATATGGTGGAGCAGGAAAAGTACGTTATAAAGAACAAGGTCATTACGATGAAACGAAAACACGTAAGTTAGCTGAATTAATTAAATCAACTCAAGACACAGAAAAAGCATATGCGATTTGGACGAATCATGATTTCAGCGAAGAATTAGCTGAACAAAACATGAAAGAATTTGAAATTGAAGCAGCACAAGCGGCTGAGGAAAAAGCAAAGAAAAAAGCCGAAAAAGAAGCGGAAAAGGAGGCAGCATTGCTTGAAGAAGCGATGGTGCAAGCCGCTACTGGAGCAGATGAAGAAGTTACGATTGAAAAAATAGTTGATGAAGCTACAAAAGAAACAATTGTTGCAATTGATTCACAAGTGGTAGCTGAATTGATTACCCCTGAAATTGTCGAAAAAGTTGAAATTGTAGAAGAAATCAAAACTGAAAATGAACACGGTTTAACAGCAGAAGAACAAAAATTAGCAGATGAATTAGTATTTTAAAGCTTGCTTATGCAAGCTTTTCTTTTTGAATATTTATATTCAATAAATATTGTCGAATAGCTTCCTTACAAATGTAATGCTATCAATACAATATCGGTATAACAACTAAGGAGATGATTTAATGTATAATTTTAGAAATCCGTTTATGGCACATAATCACACGGAAAAATCAAATTTTCGTTTAAAAGACGCCATAAACAAAGTAGATAAAATGATTGATTATGCTCATGAAATTGGTTTATCTGGTATTGCAATTACTGACCATGAATGTTTATCGGCACACGTTGAAGCAATTGATTATGTGCAAAAACAAAAAGCAACAGGAAAACTACCTGAAGAATTTCGCTTAGCTCTTGGAAATGAAATTTATTTGGTTGACCGTGAAGACACATTGACAAAAAAAGAAAACAATGATAGAATTACGTTTTATCATTTCTTGTTATTAGCAAAAGACAAGCACGGTTATCAAGCCCTGAAGGAATTAACTTCTCGAGCTTGGAATAATTCATTCTTCTTCCGAGGTATGGAACGTGTTCCAACATATAAAGATGATTTTGAACAAGTTTTACGTCAATATAAAGGACATGTAATTGCTTCAACAGCTTGTTTGGGGTCTGAATTTTCACGAAATGTTGTTGCATATGCAACAGGGAATCAAGAAGCGAAAGCTCGTATTCATCAATTATTAACATGGTTGATAAGCATTTTCGGAGATGATTTATATGTTGAATTACAACCTTCAGAAATATCTGAAGAGCAAATCATTTACAACAAAATGGCAAAGAAAATTGCAAAGGCATACGGTTTGAAACCAATTTTAACAACTGATGCTCATTATTTAAATAAAGACCAAGCAAAAGTTCATGAAATTTATTTAAAATCGAATGATGGCGAACGTGAAGTTGCTGAGTTCTATTCAACAACATATTTAATGGGATATGATGAAGCTCGTGATTATTTCCCTTATTTCACAGATGAAGAATTCGATGAACTTATGTATAACACTTTGGAAATTCGTAGCAAGATTGAAGAATACGATTTAAAAATGGAAACACAAATTCCCAAAGTTAAAATTCCTGAGTTTGAATTATCAAACATTTTCCATATGTGGTATGATAAATACGATTTTATCCGTCGATATGCAAATAGCAATAGTATTGAGGACAGATATTTCTTATACTTAGTTGAACAAGGGTTCATTAATAAAAAGCAAGAATTTAATGAAGAAAATATTGCTCGTATCAATACGGAAATTGAAGAACTTTGGGAAATCAGTATTAATCTAAATCAACCATTATCAGCTTATTATATCCTTGTAGAAGATATTATTGATATTATGTGGACGGTTTCGCTTGTTGGTGTTTCTCGTGGTTCATCTTCAGGTTTTTATACATGTTATTTAATGGACATTGTACAAATGAATCCGATTAAATACAACTTGCCACATTGGCGTCATATTTCAAAAGAACGTCCTGAGCTTCCTGATATTGATATTGACACCGAAGGTGCTCAACGTCAAAAAATTCTTGAGCTTATTAAGGAAAAATACGGTGATGAAAACGTATTGAATATTTGTACGTTCACAACTGAAAAAACAAAATCAGCTGTATTGTCAGCGTGTCGTGGTTTAGACATTGATAATGATTTAGCTCAAGGTATTGCAAGTTTAATCCCAGCTGAACGTGGTCAATTATGGCCATTCAAAGATGTATGGTACGGAAATGAAGAAAAAGGACGTAAACCTGTAAAAGCGTTTATTGACGAAGTTGAAAAATATGAAGGTCTTAGAGAAACAATTGAAGGTATTGAAGGTCTTGTTTCAGGACGTTCACAACATGCTTCTGGTATTTACGTTTTCCCAAATGGCTATGTAGAACAAAATGCCATGATGAAAACAACTAAAGGTTATCCTGTAACACAATTTAACATGAAAGATTCAGATGCAATGGGTGGATTAAAGCTCGATGCTTTAACAATCAATGCTCTTGACCGTATTCGCAAATGTTTAGATTTACTGATTGAACATGGCAAAGCGGAATGGCAAGGTTCTTTACGTGCAACATATAATAAATATTTACATCCTGACGTTATGGAACTTGAAAACCCTGAAATGTTTAAATTGTTGTATCAAGGCGACGTTATCAATGCTTTCCAGTTCGAGACAAACGTAGGTAAACAAGCTTTAACAAAAATCAAACCAAACAACTTCTTTGAGATTGCAACAGCCAACTCGTTGATGCGACTTGCAGCTGACCATGGTGAATCACCGTTAGATAAGTATGCTCGTTTCAAATTCGATTTAGGCGAATGGTTTAAAGAAATGCAACAAAACAACATAACAGAAGATGAAATGGAAGTTCTTAAAAATCATTTGCTTTCAACATATGGCATTTGTGATACACAGGAAGTAATGATGGAAATTTCTATGGACCCAATCATTTCAAACTTTTCATTAGTGCAAGCAAATAAATTGCGTAAAGGTATTGCTAAGAAAAGCCCAGCAATTATCGAGGAATGTCGTGAAATGTTCTACGGTAACAATCCGAACGCAAGAATTGAATTGCTCGATTATGTTTGGGAATATTTATTCAAGCCATCATTCGGTTATTCATTTAGTAAAAACCATACAGCTCCATACTCAATGATTTTAATGCAAGAAATGAACATGGCATACCGTTACGGAATCATCTGGTGGAAAACAGCTTGTTTATCAGTTAATGCTGGTGTTGTTGGTGATGAAGGAACAACTACCGACTATGGCGCTGTAGCGAAAGCCGTTGGTGAAATGAAAGGTGTAGTAATCAATCCTGACATCAACACAGCTAAACTTGAATTTACACCAATTGAAGCAGAAGATAAAGTTATGTTTGGATTAAAACCAATTTCAGGTTTAGGAAACAATGCGATTCAAGCTATTTTAGAAAACCGTCCGTTTACATCTTTAGATGATTTCATTGAACGTATGGTACACACAAAGCTTGTTTCGGATGCAAAAACAGTAACATTACTTAAAGCGGGTTGTTTTGACCGTATTTGTGGCGTAACAAAACCTCAAGACCGTAGGAATTTAATGGTTGAGCTTGTTCGTAAATTGGTACCAGCACGTGAGAAAATTACGATGGTACAACTACCAAAGCTTGTTCACGCTGTCCCCGAAACGTATGCTGAAGAAATGCGTTTATATGAAATGCGTAATAAATTATTTGGCAGAAACAAAGTTCCAATGACAAAAGAGCTGGAGAAAGAAATTCTTTCTGGCGGATTCTTAAAGCAAGTTGAATATGAATTTGTTGGCGATAAATTAACAATCGACCAAAAATCATTTGATAAATTCTACAAGAAATCAATCGAACGATTAAAAGAATGGGTTACAGCTCCTGAAGCTTTAGCAGAATTTAATCGTGAATTAATGCGTGAATTTTGGAAGAAATATTGCATGGGAAGCGTTGAGCAATGGGAAATGGAAACGCTGGTATTCTACAGCAATTATCATGAGCTTGATTATTACCCATTAGACCGATTATTTGAAATTGCTGATTTTGAGCAATTGCCAGAAGACCCAGTTGTAACAGGATATAACAATTGGAAAGGTCGTCAATGGCCTAAATTCCAAACAAGCGTTATTGCTGGCGTGGTTGTGGATAAAAACAAGACAAAAGGTCTTGTGTCCGTTTTAACGCAAACTGGCGTGGTTACTGTACGTTACAACAAAGGAGCTTTTATCAACTATGATAAAAAAGTTGTAGAAGTTGATGGGAAAACAAAGAATGTATTAGACGAATCTTGGTTCAATCGTGGCACAAAGCTTGTATTAACTGGCTTCAGACGTGGAGAGGAATTTGTTTTGAGAACATACAACAAAACAGCTCCATATAATCATACAACAATCAAGGTTAATGGTTATAATGGCCAAGAATTCGACTTGCAATTTACTAAAAAGAAAGCTTAATGCTTTCTTTTTTTTATACCTTACAAATCTGATTAATTCAATACAATAGTATAGTAAATCAAACAAATGGAGGAATTAAAATGAAAAAATTATACGCATTATTCTTGAGATTGTTTGGAAAGAAAAGATTTCTTGATTTAGATGGAGATGGACAAGTCGAGTTTTTACGTGATGAAATTTCTGGCGTGTTTGCTCAATTTAAAGATATGAGTGAAGATGTTCTTCAGAACATTGAAGAATACAATAAACTTGTTGAGCGTCAAAAATTAAAAGAAGCAGAAGAACAAGCTGAATTGAAACGAATGATTGCAAGTCAAGAACAAAAGCTAAAACGTTCACAACAAATCATCGAAAAAGCAGAAACAGAAATTGCTTTAAACAAAAAGCTCAACGAGCGCTTACAAGATTTCATCATCTAAACAGGGGATTTTTCCTCTGTTTTTTATTTACAAAAATATTGATATATCTGTCAACGTATGTTATGATTTAATTAATCAAATAATGATTGGAGGCAAGCAAATGAGCGATTTAACAATTGAAGGAACTCGTGAGCAACGCACCCAGAATGTTTATTATTTTGCAACCATTAAAAGACGAGGTAGTATATTAGAAGTGAAATTTATGTACAGCTTCACGCAAGCTAAATACATAACACAACGAGTGTATTACAACGGAATGTATCAAAACAAAACCGTAATAAAATTCTTAAGATACATGAATATACCAATGAATGTTAGAGAATTTATGCACTATATAGCAAATACTATTGATGCACGAGCTTAAAGCTCGTGTTTTTTTATGCTTTCCTTACAGCTGGAATTACGTCAATATAATAATGAAGTAACGACAAACGAACATTGAATATTAATTTTCAAAAACAAAATAAAAACTTTTTTCTTTCGCTGTCTTACAAATCAAATTTCGTCAATACAATAGACATGTAAACAACAACAAAACGAAATGGGGAAAGAAAATGAAACGAAAACAAATTATTTTAATGTGCGGTATTCCAGCGTCTGGCAAATCAACAAAAGGTTTACAACTTGCTGAAGATAATGATATGGCGTATGTAAATCGAGATTTTATTCATGAAATGTTCAGCCTTGGATATACAAACAACGAGCAAAAATTAACTAAGAAAATGTTTGTTAATTTCATTGAAGCGTCATTAATCAACGGAGAATCTGTTGTTGCAGATGCTACTCATTTAAATGAAGGTTCACGTTTACCAATCATTGAAGTTGGTAAAAAATACGGAGCAGATATCATTGCTATTTACATGAAAACTTCATATGAAACATGTGTGTTAAGAAATGCAGCACGTGAAGTTCCTGTGCCGAAAGAAATGATGCACAATATGAATCGCATAATGAGAGCTCCTCAACGTGAAGAAGGATTTAAAAACGTTTATGTCTATAAGGAAGGAGAAGAATACAAGTGGGCTTGATTAAAACCATCGTTGTATTTGTAACTATAGCGTTTGCGATTTTATTCTTTGTCAGCTCCATACGACAAGATGATGATAAAAAAACCGAAAGCTTGCTTTATGTTGTAATCTCTTTATTAATCGGAATTTTTGCAAATATGTAATTAAAACTTAGGAGGAAATTAAAATGAATGAAAATATCAAATGCGTACAGGTAGTATTCGAGGAGACACCATATAAATATTATACGTTTTTAACAAACATGAAAAAACTAAAAGAAAATGATTTAGTTGTTGTTGATACAGCTATTGGTTACCGTTTAGCTCGAGTTGTGGGATATGTTGATATTAAAACTGTAGGATTCAACGTTGCTAAATTTGTTGTTCAAAAAGTAGATTTACGTCAACATGAAGACCGTGAGCGCACATCACTATTTAAAGAAAAAGAGCGTCAAAAGTTAGCAAAAACAATCGACACGCTAAAAGAGCAGTTGTTTGAAGCTGAAGCACTTTTATCAACATTATAAAAAAATCAAATCAAATCAAATCAATTGGAGGAAATTAAAATGAGAAAATATTATGTGAGCGTAAAATTTCAGGACACACCATACAGAAGCTATTTCTTCTTAACTAGCATTCCAGATTTACGTAAAGGTGACCAGGTTGTTGTACACACGGTAAATGGTATCAGTTTAGCTGAAGTTGATGGTTATATCACGGTTATTCCACAAGAAATTGTTGGCAAAATGAAATGGGTTATTCAAAAAGTTGATTTATCTGACCATGAAGCTCGTGAAAAAGTTGCAGCACAAAAACGTGAAATTGCTGAGAAAATGGAAAAACGTGTTCGTCAAATGGACAGAGCTTCATTGTTCGCAGCTTTGGCTCAACATGACGGAGTTATGTTAAACTTATTCCGTGAATACAAAGCTTTGGACCAGCGATAAAATGCAGATTTTAGTTGAAATTATTCTAGATGTGATTGGAGCTATCATTGAATCAATGGTAGCTTACCAATCAACTAAATCAAAAAAGAAAAAGGGGAAATTGAAATGACAAACAAAAAATGGGAAGAAATCATTTTAGTAGCAAACAGAGAAGCTGTATTCGCAAAGGAAACTTTGACATTCCAAGGCGTATTAACTGATTTACAAAAAGCGGGCGTAATTCTTGGTAACATGGCAGCAAACATTATCGAAATGCGTAGAGGTAATGCTAAAGATGATACATCAAAAGAAAACAATGCTGAAATCAATTTAGATTTCTTACAACCAATCCCATATGCTGTTATTCGTCGTGGCAAAGAATTGTTTGTATACGAACGCTTAAACGGTGGCGGAGAAGGACGTTTGCATAATAAGCTTTCAATTGGCGTTGGTGGTCACATGAACATGGTTGATAGTGACGATTTCTCAGATGCTTTAGCAATTAATTTATATCGTGAGTTAACGGAAGAATTAAAATTCGACACAAACAATCCTGACGTTGATGTAAAAGTTCTTGGTTTAATCAATGACGATTCTGAAGATGTAAGCAAAGTTCATCTTGGTGTGTTAGCAATGATTGATGTGTCTGAAGATACTGTAATCGAAGTTCGTGAAAAAGAAGAATTAGCTGGTTCATGGAAAACGATTGATGAATTAAAAGAGCAAGAAACTTATGACCGATTAGAAAGCTGGTCACAAATTGTAATGAGCATTCTTTAATAACAACATTTTTGAAAATTAATATTCAATTAACTAGGAGGAATTATAATGGAAACAGAAGTATGGAAAGACGTAGCAGGCTGGGAAGGCAAAGTAAAAGTTAGCAGTTTTGGTAACACGTTAGTATGTAATGAAGGTGTTTGGGAAGAGCCAAAATTCTTCCATTCAAGCAATGATTATTTCGCATTCACTTATGAAAAAGCTTATTTCGCTGTGCATGTTGCAGTATGTGAAGCGTTTCATGGAAAACGTCCTGAAGGAATGGTTGTTGACCATATCGACGAGGACAGAGTGAATAACCATTACAAAAATTTACGATGGGTAACACAATCTGAAAACAATAAAAAAGCTTATTTGAAACGAGTAACGCCACTTGGCAGAAATCATCCTACTCCTGTTGTTCAATTTTCTTTAGATGGAACATACATGGAAACATTCCCAACGGTTAGCGCAGCGTCTAAAGCAGCTAAATGTGCAAAAGCAGGTATTACACAATGTTGTAGCCCAAATAGACCTCGATACAAAAAATATGGCGGGTACAAATGGATGTACTTAAGAGATTACGAAGATTTATTACTGGGGGTAGCTAAATGATATTTGTTTTAACAGGTCAAACTTCAAGCGGTAAAACAACAATGGCGAAAGAAATGGAAGAAATGACAGGATTTAAACGCCAAGTCAATTATACTACTCGACCTCCTCGTGAAGGGGAAGTCGATGGTATTGATTATAATTTCGTTAGCGAAAAGGAAATCAATGAACTTGATTTAATAGCACGAAATGAATTTAACACAGCTTTCGGCAAATGGATTTATGGTGTGAATGTTGCAGATTTTGAAGGTCATGAAAACACTATTGTTGTATTAGAAGCTTCAGGAGCGCTTGAAATGAAAGAACGCTTTGGTGACAAAGTTAAAATAGTATACATTCATGCTTCAGAATCATTAAGACGTGAACGAGCTTATGCCCGTGACGGTGAAAAAAATGCAGCAGAAATTGAAAGACGTATTGAATCTGATGCTCAAGATTTCTTAGATTTCTATAAGCATGTAGATGAGTTTGTTGTTAATCACGATAAAACATTAGCACACATGAGATTGCTTGGTTATGTCGTGGAAAATAGCGAATGTGAAAGATGTGGTTATTAATGGTTAAATCTAAATTTGGTGCTATCGCAACTTCTGTAGACAATTTGAAGTTTGATAGCAAAATAGAAGCTCGTTATTACGAATATTTGCTTGATTTGATGGACAAAGGATTGGTTGTATCGTTTGCGTTGCAACCAGCCTTCAACGTCATTCCTAGCTTCACAGACCCTTGGGGAATGAAGCACCGCAAAAATGATTATGTGGCGGATTTCCTTGTAGTATATGCTGATGGTTCAATGAAGCTCATTGACATAAAAGGTATGGAAACAACTGATTTTAAAATCAAAAGGAAATTGTATTGTATGCAGTATCCTATTGAATTGTTGTTGATTTCATATTCGAAAATTGACGGTGGCTGGATTGAACTATCACAGCTAAAGAAAAATCGTTTAGCTCGAAAAAAAGCTAAAAAAGCTAAAAAGTAATCCTTACAATCGCTAGTTTCTCAATATAATAGTTAAGTAATGAGAAACAGTGAAAGAAGGAATTGAAAATGTTAGTTTACTACACAAGAACCAACAACACGAAACGTATGTTGAAAAAACTTGGCATGGACATTCCTTCAATTGATATTACTAATTATGATGGGAAGGGCAAATATATTTTAATCACACCAACATATGGCTTTGGTGAAATTCCAGATGAGGTAAATGATTTCTTAACAAATCATCATGAGAATATGATTGCTGTCATTTCCAGTGGTAATAAAAATTGGGGAATGAAATTTGCTAAATCTGGTAAGTTGATAAGCGAGAAATACAACGTGCCTTTACTTTATCAATATGAATTAAGTGGCATGAAAGACGAAATCGAACAATTAAGAAAGGTGCTGAATGATTTTTATGGATTACATTAAATTAAACAACGAGGTTATGGGCGAAAATGGAGCTTTTGACATCTCAAAAGATAAAGCAGCAGTACGTGATTACTTCATTAATCATGTAAACAAAAACACGCAATTTTTCCACACACTGAGAGAGAAGCTTAATTATCTTATTCGAGAAGATTTCTACGATAAAGCGCTTTTCAAACAATATGAATTTGAGCAAGTGAAACGTGTGTTCAAAATTGCATATGAGAAGAAATTCCGTTTCCAAAGTTTCATGAGCGCATTTAAATTCTACACAAACTATGCTTTAAAAACAAATGACAAATCACGTTATTTAGAACGCTATGAGGACCGAGTTGCCATCAATGCTTTATTCTTAGGTAAAGGTGATTTCTCAAAAGCTAAACGTATTTGTAAAACACTGATTAATCAAGATTATCAACCAGCGACGCCAACTTTCTTAAATGCTGGATTAAGCCGAAGCGGTAAATTAGTATCATGCTTCCTTTTAGATACAAATGATACAACTGAAGGAATCTTCTACACAATCAGCTCAAGCGGTCAATTGTCACGTATGGGTGGCGGTATTGGAACGGATTTATCTAAATTACGTGCCAATGGTGAGACGATTAAAGAAATTGAAGGAGCTTCAAGTGGTGTAATGGGCGTAGCTTCATTGCTTGAAAAAACAGTTAATCACTTTAATCAGCTTGGACAACGTAATGGTTCGTTAGCAGCTTACCTGAACATTTTCCATCCTGACGTAGATGTCTTCCTTGATTCAAAGAAAATCAATGCTGACGACAATATCCGTTTAAAAACGTTGTCAATTGCAATTACGATTCCAAGCAAGTTCATGGAATTAGCTGAAAATGACCAACCGTATTATGTATTCTATCCGTACACAGTATTTAAAGAATATGGCGTACATTTAGCTGATATGGATATGGACGAATGGTACGAAAAATTACTTAACAATCCTCGAGTACGAAAAGACAAGAAAGATGCTCGTAAGATGTTAATTAAAATTGCTCAAATTCAAGGCGAATCAGGTTATCCATATTTAATGTTCGTCGATAATGCAAACAAAGCTCATGCTTTAAGCGAAGTCGGACGAATCAAAATGTCTAACCTTTGTTCGGAAATCTTCCAGTTACAGCAAGAATCAGAAATCGTGATTGAAGCTAATGGGAAGAAAAACAAATATGGCAAAGACATTAGCTGTAATTTAGGTTCACTGAACATTGTTAATGTTATGGAAAACAAAAGCATTCGTGAAGCTGTTCATGTTGGAATGGATTGCTTAAACACAGTAGCTAAATTAACAAGTATTGACGAAGTTCCAACTGTAGCAAATGCAAATAAAGCTTTACGTTCAGTTGGTCTGGGAGCAATGAATTTACACGGATTCTTAGCTAAAAACTTCATCGAATATGAATCATTTGAAGCTCGTGATTTTGCTAACACATTCTTTATGATGATGAATTTCTATTCATTAGAAAAATCACATGAAATTTCTGTAGAAGAAAGCTTTGTATTTGAAGGTTTCGAAAAATCAGATTATGCTTCTGGCGTGTATTTCGATGATTATGTAACAAAATCGTTTGCTCCAAGAACAAAAACTGTTGAGAAATTATTCGAGGGAATGCACATTCCAACTCCTGAAGATTGGAAACGATTGAAGCAAAAAGTTATGAAAGACGGAATCGCACATGCTTATCGTATGGCAATTGCTCCTACAGGTTCAATCAGCTATATTCAAAACGCTACAGCATCTGTATTACCAATTGTTGAGCCAATCGAAGTTCGTACTTATGGCGATAGCACAACAATTTATCCAATGCCATACTTATCGCCAATGAATTATTACTACTACAAATCAGCTTATGACATTGATATGTTCAAAATGATTGACATGATTGCTACGATTCAGCGTCACGTCGACCAAGGAATTTCATGTACGCTATTTGTAAAGAGTAATGAAACAACAAGCGAAATCGCTCGATATTACATCTATGCTCACAAACGTGGACTGAAAAGCTTGTACTACACACGTACTAAGCTATTGACAGTTGCTGAATGTGAAAGCTGTGCAGTTTAATTTAGGAGGAAACCATATATGATTAGAAAAGCTGTTAACTGGAATAGAGAAGAAGATTCATTCACACAAATGTATTACAAACAAAACAAGCGTCAATTATGGTTTGCTGAAGAGATACCAGTTTCCAAGGATATTGCATCCTGGAAGCTGTTAACTCCTAGCCAGCAAAAAATATATAAACGAGTTCTTGGCGGATTGACATTGCTTGATACGGAGCAAGGTAATGAAGGTATGCCAACAATTGCCGATTTTGTACAAGGTTTACAACGTAAAACGCTATTGCGCTTCATGGGTATGATGGAAGGCGTTCATGCTGAAAGTTATAGTAACATCTTTACAACCCTGTTAGAAAAAGCTGAAATTGATGATGTGTTTGACTGGGTTGAAAGCAATAAATTCTTACAATACAAAGCACGACGTATTGTTGAAATTTACAGCAACGTCAAAACGAAAAAAGACCTTTATCATGCAATGGTAGCTTCAGTATTCTTAGAAAGCTTCTTATTCTATAGCGGTTTCTTCTATCCGTTGTATTTAGCTGGTCAAGGAAAAATGGTTGCTTCAGGTGAAATCATTGCATTGATTATTCGTGATGAAAGTATCCATGGCGTGTATGTTGGATTATTAGCTCAAGAGCTGTTTGAAGAATTTACGCTTGAGGAACAAAAAGAAGCCGAACAAAAAGCTTATGAGCTTTTAGATGATTTGATGGAAAACGAATTAGCTTATACTTCAGAAATTTATGCTGAAGAAGGATTAAGCCATGACGTTAAACAATTTGTATATTATAATGCAAACAAAGCTTTAATCAACCTTGGTCTCGAAGAAAAATTCGAGCATGAAAAAATTAATGCTATCGTTCTCAATGGTTTAAACGTTGACACGAAAACACATGATTTCTTCTCGGTAAAAGGAAATGGCTACCAGAAGAACCAAGTAACACATTTAACAGACAATGATTTCAAATTTACTATCGTGGAGGAATTTTAATTATGAAAAAACTAGTGAAATTTACGCAAACAACATGTAATCCATGCAACATTTTAGAAATGATGTTAAAACAAATGGAAGTCGAAGTAGACGAAAGCATTTTAATTGCTGACGATGCAGAACTAAAACGTGTAGAAGAGGAATTCGGTGTAATGTCTACACCTACACTCGTGGCTTTCAATGAAGATGGTACTGAATATGCTCGTGTGGTCGGTATTAATCCTGGTTTAATTAACGAGCTTTTAGAAGATATTGGCAAACTGTAACAACTAATCCGTGGCGAAAGTCACGGGTTTTTTATTTTCTTTTTTCTCGCCACGTCTTACAAAATGGTTTTCGTCAATACAATACTATTATCAACCACAAGGAGTTGAAAACATGAAACAAACGGTACATTATTTCGAAGAAAAAAATATGTACGATTTAACAAAAGCGTTAAAAAGGGTTATTGATTGCAACCCAACTTGGAAGCTTCAATTCTTTGAGCTCGTTCAACGAGAAGATTCTATTGAAGCAATTGGGGTATACGAAATTGAATATCTATATTCAATAAGAAAAGGGGAAATATTATGAATAAACCAGTAAGTATGAGCGAAATTATCAAACAAATGTTAGAAAACAGCGATTGGTACGTGCAAACACATCATGGCAAACGAGAATTAGATTCACCGTTTTTAAAGCTATTTTTCAAGGAAATTCTCGTTCCTGAAGAATTGTACTGGGCAATGAAATGGAGCGAAAGAAAACTTCAAAAATTAAAATAAAACGCTGTCTTACAAACCAAACGCTTTCAATACAATAACGTTGTAACAAACATTAAATGAAAGAAGGTTGTAACAAATGGAATTTTTAACAAAGCTTCATCAAACGGAAGACAGCTTAAAAATGAAATTTCAAATTTTAACAAAACCTGAGCTTAGAGGAATGACCCATTACAGAATGTTAAAAGGTTTAGTATTTAACAATGGTATTGTGTTAAGTGTTCAAGCAAGCTACGGTCATTATTGCACACCTCGAGAAACGCTTGAATTAAGCGAATACTCAAGAATGGAAATTGCTTTAATGATAAACGGTTTCATCAATGTTCGAGAAGCGCTTCCTGATTCTCCACTAGCAGATGAGTTCGAAGAATACGACGCTGGCGGTGTCTACGGATATGTTCCTGTAGAGTTAATCGAAAAATTGTATCAGGCTTTAAAGGAAACGCACGGTTTAGCCGAATAAAATGTGAATTTTACTAGGAGGATGTTATGAAAGATTTAGAAAGAGCTGTCCGTGGGAGACTTAGACATGCAAATCAACGTGCTTCTGATTTTTCCGATTTACGACGGATTCACAAGGACAATGAGCAATTTATGGCAGGTTACGACCTTGGGTATTGGGAATCAAGAGTATCAGCTTATAATATAGTGCTTGATATGATTGATGAAATCGAGGAGGAACTATCATGTTCAAAAAAGTTATAGCTTGTGTGTTTTCCGTAGCTTTATTAGCAGGTTGCGGAGAACCTGAAAAGCTTCAAACAATGGAAAATGTGAAAATTGTTGATATGCAGAATCAATACCGAAAATTTGAATCCAACAATCAAGCATATTTCGAAAAAGATGGTAATAAATATCAAATGGGCGTAATAGACGACAAAACAGCCAGATTGATGGCTGTAGGGAACACTGTAACGATTCATTATGGCTCAGATTATATAATTCAAAAAATCGACTTGCCAAAGATGGATAAATAATGGATACAAGTGTTTTCATCGCAGCATTCGGCTTAGGTATGATGGTTGGAATATTAATAACATTGTTAGCAGTTTGGCAATTATCTAAGGAGGAAAAATAATGAATATCTACGCAGAAGAAGGAAGCAAAATCGTTTTTAAACATTCAAACAATGGTTGGGACCATGATAAAACAACAGCTCAAAAATACCTTGAATTAAATCAAGTTTACACAGTTGGTTATACTGTAGTTCATTCAAGCCAAACAGATGTTTATGTAAAAGAAATTCCTGGTATTCGTTTTAATTCAGTACAATTTGAAGATATGGAGGAAATTACAATGAAAAAAGTCGAAGCATTAAAAGGTTTAATCGAAACAATTAACAAACAGGACGAGTTAGCTGATGGTGAATATGTTTCAGGATGTCAAACGAATAATTGCGCTATCGGTCTTTTATTGAAAAATGCAGGTGTTAGCAACGAGCAATTAACTCAACTGGATGAGGGTACAATTTATGGCAGCGATTATGAAATTCAATCAATCATGATAACAGCTCGTAGCGGTGAAGTTGATGAAATGGAAGATTTCGTTGGTGCAGCTCTTGAAAAGCTAGGTTTCGATTTATACGACGATGAATTGTTGCTTCAAGAAATTCAACAAGCTAATGACCACGCTCGAAACGGTGAGCGAAAAGCAGATGTTATTGCGTTCATTGAAAGAAAAATCGAGGAACTTGAAAATGCCAACTAAAAAAGAACCAACTGAAATGTGTGTGGTTTGTGGCGAAGATAAAACTTACGACAACTTTGTGTACGGGCAAGAGCCCGTATGCGAAGATTGTTACTACAACAATAACAAATAGGAGATGATTTAAATGGCAAAATTCTATACTTTTTCACAAAATAATTCTGGTGGTTCATTCGTTATTAATAAAGACATTTCTGAATATGTAATTATTGAAGCAGAAAATTGTTCGCAAGCAAATGATATTGCTGTAGGCATTGGAATTTACTTTGATGGTTGTAACTCTGGCTCAGATTGTTCTTGCTGTGGAGACCGTTGGTATGAACAATGGGACGAAGGCGATGGAAAAGATGTTCCGATGATTTATGGCACACCACTTTCTGAATATAAAGCTTGGATTTTCAGCAAAGAATATCGTATTCATTATCTTGATGGTAGAATTGAAGCTGGAGATATTGAAAAGGAGGAGCGTTAATATGAGACAAAAGAAGCATTTGACAATGGGTGAAATTATTCACACGTTTGAAGCTCTTGCAAAAATTCCACCAAAGAAAAACAAGTACGATTTAGAAGTTGAAATTGGTGGCATGATGTTTAAGGTTGATATTGAAAATCTTGAGCGATTAATGATTACAATGCTTGATATTAGCAAATCAATTGAGGAGGCAGCTAAACAATGAGTATAAAAAAATTCCTTGGTGCAGGTTGTTTAGTGCTTGCGTTCGCTTGGGCAATCAACATTGCTTTCTACGCTTGTCTGATTTACGGTGCTTGGTTTTTAATTAAAACTTTTTTCATGTAAAGGAGAATGATTTATGGGAATCTTATTTATCGCAGTATTAGCTTTAGCAATTGGTTTTATGGGTGGCCTGTCATACATGGCAGCAAAATTCTCATTCACGCTTGAAAAAAAAGCATATGAGAAACTGTCTCGTGAAGAATTTGAACAGTTCAAATACTTCATCAAAAAAATCTAAGGAGGGAATTGAATGGGAGTATTACAAGTTGGGAATATTGTTTGCAATATAGTAACTGGAGCTTATGGTACAGTTGAATGGAGCTCATTCGGTTTTTCAATCCATACTTGGGATGAAACGTATGGCTTATGTAAAACGCTTGGAACGAGTGAATCAGAAATTTTAAAATATTGGAAAAAAATCGGAATGCCACGTGGTTACAAACTACACAAATACGGAGGAATTGTAAAAATGCAACCAGAAGACATGTATGTATTCATCAAAACAAACCGCTCACTATCCACAGGTGGCAATGCTATTGGAATGAGTGTTATGGACATAGATGAGTTTATCGAGTTATATAAAGACGAAGTCTTTGGTCATGATGTGCCAGACATTCGTCCTGTGAGATTAAATTCATCTGGAGGTTATCTACTGAAAGATTTGGAAATTGATGAGTTCGAGCAACTGTTTAGTGGTCGCATTGCTTCAATGGGCAAACTACTTTGGTACTATCCTACAGCTACTGGTGTGAAGCACAAATATCCTTTGTTCCGAAAAGCGGTATATGTGAAGTATGGAACCAAAGCTGTCAAGACATTTGTTGAGCAGGAACTTAAATATTCGGCAACAGCTATGTAAAGCTTTTTAAAAAAAGTACAGGTTTGTCACAGATATATTCAATACGTTCAAAAATTGAACGCATCGTGACAAACCTGTAAATACAACAAAAAATCAAAATAAATGGAGGAATTAATATTATGGCTACAGAATTTGAAAGATATCAATCATTAAAACGTTTTGGAACACAAGAAACTTCAGGAATCGAAAATGGCATCGTTCATATCTTCCCTAAGTTAGATGGCACAAATGCTTCAGCATGGTTAGTAGACGGTGAAATTCAGGCAGGCTCTCGTAATCGTCATTTAGATGAATCTAAAGATGGAGATAACGCTGGTTTCTGTAAAGCAGTTCGTGCTCATGAAGGCATTCAAAAATTGTTCGCTGACCACCCTTGGCTACGATTATATGGCGAATGGTTAGTTCCACACTCAATCAAAGAATATCGAGAAGATGCTTGGAGAAAATTCTACGTGTTCGATGTAGTTAATATGGTGAGCGGAGAATACATGCATTATGATGATTACAAACCTTTGCTAGAAAAATATGGCATTGATTATGTACCGTGCTTATGGACATCTCAAGATGTTACAGTTGATAAATTGCTTCACTTATTGCCAAAAAATACATTCTTAATGAAAGATGGAGCTGGAGCTGGTGAAGGATTGGTTGTTAAAAACTACAATTTTGTAAACCGCTATGGTCGAGTTGTATGGGCTAAATTGGTAAGCAATGAGTTCCGTGAAAAAAGCGCTAGAGAATTTGGTCACCGTAATATCGAAATCAATACATCAGTAGAAGAGAAAATCATCAATGATTTTGCTACAGAAGCATTTATTGAAAAAGAATATTCAAAAATGGTCTTAAACCAACCGTGGGAGCAAAAACGAGTTGGGGAATTAATCGGCAGAATCTGGCATGAATTCTTGAGCGAAGAATCGGTGAACTTTGTTATCAAGCTCAAACACCCAACTGTTAACTTTAAAGTTTTGAATAATCTGTTAATCCGAAAAATCAAAGAAGTGAAGAGCGACCTTTTCTAGGTCGTTCCCACTTTACACCGAACAATCGTTCGTGTTACTATAAAACTATGTTAGGGGAACGTATGTATGGATGCTTATCTTTCAGCTGACACACACTTTGGTCATAAAAATATCCTCATTTATGAACCATCAAGACAACAATTTGGGGACGTACCACAAATGGATGAAAGATTGATTGAGCGTTGGAATGACACTGTTAAGCCAAACGATTTAGTTTTTCATATCGGAGATGTATTTTTTAGCAAGATAAGACGTGCGGAGGAAATTGCTAAAAGATTACATGGTCGAAAAATTTTAATTAAAGGAAATCATGATTATTTCAGCCGTAAAAAGTATTACGAAATGGGATTTGATATGTATCAATACTATTATTATCAAGGTCTTTTCTTAAGCCATTATCCACAAGATGATTCAGCAATTCGTTCGGCAATTAATCATGGAGCAATTATTGGCAATGTTCATGGTCATGTTCATTCAGATTTAACTGGTCTCGACCAAGATATTTACAAATGTGTTAGCACTGAGCTTACAGATTTCAAACCACTTCATATTGATGAAGTTTACAAACACTTCCAAAGGAGATTATTAAAATGACAAAAAAACAAGAATTATTCGAATTAGCAAAAGCAGACAAATATCATATTAGAGAGCTTCATTTAAAATTTGCTTTACCGTATTCAAATGGTAAATGGGCAGAAACAATCATAGTTCCTCCTCATCAAATCGACAATAAGCTCAAATATCTTGAGGAAATGTATAATGATGATTTAGAAATGAAGCATAACGCACAGGTAAAAATAATTGGTTTCGCTGTAAAATAATTTAAAAAAATTTATTTTGCTGTCTTACAAACGGAATTAACACAATACAATAGGCATATACTGAAGAAAGAGGTTGGTTCTCAATGAGATTTGAAGAAGCATATAAATTGATGCGACGAGGCGAAAAAATTAAATTGCCTGAATGGGGCGGATATTGGTACTGGGATTTCCACCGACAAACAATCATGATTCAATTACGACAAGGAGGAGTTCTCGATATTAGA